CATCATATCCAATGATTTTAAAGGTAGTTGGAATGAAGGTCACTGGTTCAAATCCAGTATGTGCTTCAATTATTAACAAATTAACTTATAAACATATGGGACATCCAAAATTTTTAAGCTATTGCAATAACCTTTATCAAAAGGTTGATTCTATAGAAGCTCACAAAGACAATCCTTTGTATATTCAATCATTCTATGGTGAAATAAACCTCAATCTACCAAAGTCATTATCAAACTATAATGACTTAGTATCCAGAGGATTTAAAGAGCCGGAAGAAAGAGAGTTATTAAGATTAATAAAATAATTATGGCAAAGGAATACAACAGAAGTAACTGCGACTCTATATTAAGAGCTACAGTTACAGACCAATTGGGTAGAACAGTTTCACTGTTTGGGACACATGCTTTTGAATGGTCAATAGTAATTGCATCAGACAATAGCATCACTATGCAGACATTCTCCAAAGGAGATGTTGCAAGAAAAGAGTTCAATAAATATAAAAGAAAAAGATAATGGATTTAAAAGAATATGCTCAACTATTGAAGCATAATAAGTACACCCTGTATAAACACACAGGTAATAACCTTGTTAATGTTGGGGATATTTATGCAAATACAGTTGAAGAAGCTGAGCACTTGGCATTATTGAATCACATTAAATATGATATTATTACAGTAACAGAATTCTTAAAATGAAAAATACATTCGGACTTATAGCAATAATGGGAGTATTATCTGCTATGTGTGGTATAGTCACTGAGATTACAGCAATAATAACAGTAATCTGTGGTATTCTTTACCTGTTTTATCCAACTACTAACATCAATAGATATGAAGAAGATTGAAATGATATTCAAGGGTGTGTTATTATACATGACTATCCTTGTAACCATGATATTCATGATGGGTGTAGATAGTATTTATGACCAAGGATATTTCTTTTATGGTACAATACTTATAGCTGCACTTGTATTTGTGTGTTATAAAACTATTAACAAAGAGGAGCTTGAGATACTTACATTAAGTAAATATTTCAACCGTCTTAATGATAAATTATAGGTATGTGTTTTATATAAGGTTAATTAAAGAGTAGCTCATGTTGTGAAACACAGCTACTCAAACTGCCCTCATAGTTCAGTGGATAGAACAATTTCCTCCTAAGAAATAGACCCCAGTTCAACTCTGGGTGAGGGTACTCAATTTTAGTTCGGGCAATAGTAATATTGCTACAGGAGGCTGGTATGTGAATATAGGTCTCCTTTTGTGATGTCTCCATAGTTCAAGGGAAAGAACAATAGTCTTCTAAACTATATATCTGAGTTCGAGTCTCAATGGAGATACAATGGGAGATTTAGCTCACTATTTCTACTAAGCAGGGGAACCTAAAGGAAAAGCAAAATGTGATGCTTATGGGCAAGCCATAACCACTTAATGCAAAACTTAATGTGGAGGTACAAAGAAGAAGTTACGTGACTTTTATAATTAAGTTTCAATAGGTAAGCTATTTTTCTTGTTTTAGGTTGAACTTTGTTCTTAGTAAAGAATCAAAGCATATTAGAAGTAACTCTTAATAAACATAATATATGAAAGAAGTTTTAGTATCTCTGGAGACAGCTAATCTGTTGAAAGAAAAAGGATTTAATGGTAAATCATTTTATCACTATCATTATGATACGGATAATGAACGTTTTACTCTTCAAGACAATAGTATCCAGTTATTTATAGGCTGTGAAGGAGGATTAGATACAGAGGACCATCTATTAAATCAGATAGAATTGGACAAAAATGGTAATACTTCCTATAATCTGATAGCTCCTACCCAGTCATTAGCTCAAAAGTGGTTAAGAGATGTTCATAAGCTAATCATTAATGTTATTGCTAAAGACGATAATATTTGGACATATACCACTGGTTCTATGGAAGGCTTTATAAATATTGATGGGGACTATGAAGATTATCCCACTTATGAAGAAGCTCTTGAAACGGCATTACAAGAAACATTAAAATATTATATCTAATTATGAACTACAAAGAAATGCTTGAGGCAGCTAAGTCTCATAGAGTTACACATCCATTAATGGAGAGTAATGATAATGAACCCTTCTGGGTAACATTCTGTGAGGGTTGTGGATACTGGCATAGCAAAGATGGCATAGCTTTGTCAGATGAAGATTTTCAGAATGACTTACAGACAGGTATTACAGATAATCCTGCTCTTGAGGAAGGTTGGGAAATAGTAAATGAATAAAGATATGAAGGCAGCTTATAGAAAAAGAAAAGATAACTATGGTACAGCTAATGAGTGAGTTTATCCTAATTGGAATAATAGGAGGTCTACTTGGCATATTCTATATGAATTGTCTTAAAGCTGAAGGAATGATATTCAATGGGTTATACTATAGAGTACTTAAGCCTTGGGCTGAGCTTGAAGATGATTTAGAGGAGCAGTGTATCTATTATAGGCTATCCTTTGTAGATAAAATAAGAAAGTGGATAGCCTATCCTCTTGGATATTGTGTATATTGTAGTTCTACTTGGATTACTTTTATGCTATGTGGTATATCCTTGTCAGCTTGGGAAGTATTACCTAAGTGGCAGGATATAACAATAGGTATAATTGCAGCAGTTGCAATACAACATTTGGTTGTATCATGTATCTGTAGATTTGTTATATACAAACACCCTGATTTATATGAATGATAACATAAGATATGTTAAAGTAAGTAGTATATTTGTATATATGAAAACTTTAGCATATCTTTGCAATGTGTAACAACTAAAATATAGTAATATATGTCTAAATTAAATCCGTCATTAAAACCATCATCAAAGTTAGATGATGTAAGATTGGCTGGTGGTTCAGGTGCATTGGCAGCTAAACAGAGTGATGTAGCATTATTGAGGAGAGCTGTATTAGCTAATCTTCTTTGGGAAGATGTTGCATATATGGATGGTAAGAAGGTAGCAGAAGAAATCAAAAGGTTAATACCCTTGTGTCCTGCCATTGATGTGTATAATATTGCTCTTGAAGCAAGATTAATGCAGAAGCTGAGACATACACCTCTGTTTATAGCAGTGGAAATGTGTAAATATCCTGAACATAAACTATTTGTGGCTGACTTGTTACCTAAGATTATTACAAGGGCTGATATGCTTACAGATTTCTTGGCATTATATTGGAAGGATGGTAAAAAGCCCATCTGTAACCAAGCTAAGAAAGGATTAAGTGCTGCCTTTCATAATTTCAATGAATACAAGCTGGCTAAATATGACAGGGATGCAGCCATTAAGCTGAGAGATGTTATGTTCTTGTGCAGACCTAAGCCAAACAATGATTATGAAACCAAGTTATTCAAAAAAGTAGCTGACAGAACTCTTACACCCCCTGAAACATGGGAAGTGTTATTGTCTGCTGGTGAAGACAGGAAAGAAACTTGGACTAAGTTAATCTTTGAGAATAAGATTGGTGGTCTGGCTATGTTGAGAAACATAAATAACATGAAGAAAGCAGATGTTGATAGGAGAGTTATTGTTGAGGGATTGACAAGACTCAAATCATCAATGTTATTGCCTCTTGACTTCTTAAAGGCTGAAAGAATGAACCCTGAGTTCAGCAGAGATATTGAAGATGCTATGTTGGAATCATATAAGAATCTACCTAAACTTCCGGGTAAAACCTTGTTTATAGTAGATGTTAGTGGTTCTATGGGTGGTCTTACTTCTGGTAGGTCACAGTTCAATAGAATGGACCAAGCATGTGCAATGGCTATGTTAGCTATTAATCAATGTGAGGACTATGAACTTGTGGCTACAGCAGGTACAGATGCCATAAGAAAGCAAGCATCTGAACATATCAAATATCCCCAAAAGGGATTTGGTGTATTCAAGCAAATCATGGACACAAGAAAGAATATTGGTGGTGGAGGTATATTCACCAAACAATGTTTAGACTGGTGTAAAGCCAAGTTTAAAGATGTCCACTTTGATAGAATCATCATTTTCTCAGATTCACAGGATATGGATTATTACTATGATAAAACTATCCTTCCTGAGCCTTTTGGTACTTACAATTACATTTGTGATGTATCTACCAATATAAAGGGGGTGAATTATAGGGGTAGATGGACTGCTGAGATTTCAGGTTGGAGCGAGAAATTCCTTACATACATAGCTGCATTAGAGGGAGTTGAAAATAAATTTGAAGAAGATAATGCTTAAGATTTGTAAAGTTTGTGGTCAGTATAAAGAAGAATCTGAGTTTCCTATACATTCAGCAGGTAGATTAAGGTCTACCTGTAAGGAGTGTTGGAATAAGCAGAATAGAGAGAAGAGAAATCCAGAGAAAGAGAGACAAAGAGGAAAGGAATATTATCAAAAGAACAAAGCAAGAGTTATTGAAAGAACTAAGCAATGGGCTAAAGATAATCCTGAGAAGAGGAGAGAAATAGTAAGAGAAATGAGGAATAGAAGATACCAAGAATTTCTTAAACTAAAAGAGAGTTTGTCTTGTATTATCTGTGGTGAGTCTGACCCAGCTTGCATAGATTTTCATCACTTAGATGAAAATCAAAAGGAATATCAGATTTCAGATTTAGTTATGAGCAGAGAGAAGATGGTGGAAGAATTAAAGAAGTGTGTTCCAGTATGTGCAAATTGCCATAGGAAGATACACTACTATGGTTCTGACAAATATCCTCAACTGAATAGGTTTGAGGAACAGTAAAATATAATGTTGTATAGTGTATAATAGACTTACTTCAAGCTAATATGGATATAGTTTACCAAACAATAGTCTGTTAGTTGTTCTTACAACATTAACTTATAATGCCATTAGTGTATTACAGATTTACATCAATAATCTCCTAAATTATCTACGATAATCTGTTAAATGTTCTATGGCATATCTTACAAAGACATCATTAGTGAAGCACAGAGTTACTTCATAAAATCGGTTATATTTTGCAATACACTCTTTGCACTATTCTATGATGTCTTTTTCTTATGGAGGGATAGCTCAGTTGGTAGAGCAGTATAAAATGAAAATTACACTTTAGTCATGGTTCCACAGCAGTGTTGGTGTAGATTAGAGTTACTTCAAAAAGCATGTTGAAAGCTACGGGTCATTGGTTCAAGTCCAATTCCCTCCACAAAATCACCAGACTTCACAGGGGGGTAAAGCCAACAGGAGTTCATAACACTTAGAAAGCATTAAGTTGTGGTTCAGGAATAAACGGTGATTTAAAAATTAAAATGGGGATGTGGTGAAATAAAGCAAGTTTTATCCTCTTACAATTGTTCTATGGAAGCATTAGTGATTTGTGAGAGTTACTTCAAGGTTTACACAATTGTCAGTAAAACAATCAAATGTTAGTTCGAGTCTGACCATCCCCACACAAAGATTAGTGATATACAACACTTACTTCATATTATGATTATATATTGAATTTTTAAGTAAGAAAGGAGTAGATTTTATATCAACTTTAGTTCCTTCAATGGAACACAATTTAAAAGGTGTTGTAGAATATTCTATCTTTTAAAGGCTATCAGTTTTATTACTGGTAGCCTTTTCTTTTTATGCACATTCTTGTGATAATTAAGATATGTTTTACTAAAAAAAAAAAAACAATGAAAAATGAAAAGAGTGGAGCTGAGAGCTTCGCAGAAAACATGAGAAAAAAATTAGGTATTTACAAACCACTTCCTAAAGAAGTAATGGATGATTTGAGGGAAGGTGTAATTGACATTGGTAAAAAGACAGGTGATACCAATGCAGAAGATGTGTTGGATAACTGCCTGATTGAATTGAGCAAACTAAAAGACAACCAGAGTAAGGCTATTGTAATTGCTTACCTGCTTGGTACTCTGCCTATGAACTTGCAGAAATTCATTGCAGACCAACAGCAAAAGATTGTTATTGGTATTACAGCTAAGAATTTGGCAGAGGAAGGTCCAGAAGCCATGTTGGGTATGCTTCTTATGGGAGCTATGCTTAGGGATGAAGATTCAGATGAATAATGAAATCAGTCCCTTGTAAGTTTGGAAGTTTAAAATATTATTCTTACCTTTGTAGAAATTTAAAATAAAATAGTATGCAAATAGAAGAAGTATGGAAAGATATTCCTGATTATGAGGGGTTGTATCAGATTAGTAATTTAGGTAGAGTTAAATCTCTCCCAAGAAAATGGTCTCCAAAAGAAACTATTTTAAAAGCTGAGGGTAAATCAGAAGAGTATCTTCATGTTAGTTTATGGAAAAACAGAGTAAGTTATCATTTGTATATACACAAATGTGTGGCTCAGTTATTTGTACCTAATCCTAATAATTACACCTATGTTAATCATAAAGATGAGAATAAAAGAAATAATACTTATTCAAACCTTGAATGGTGTACATTTGAGTATAATATGAATTATGGTACAAGGAATGAGAGAATTGGTTCAAAATTGACTAACAGAAAAGATAAATCTAAACCAGTTTTACAAAAGGATTTGAATGGGAATATTATTTCTGAGTACAAATCTCTAAGTGAAGCTCATAGAGTTACAGGATTTAGTCTGATGGGAATTAAGATAGCTTGTGATGGAGGTTATTTTGATAAGAGAGATAATAAATTCTATCCTATTACTACTTGTAAAGGTTTCAAATTTGAGTATAAAGAATGAATGAGATTAAGGTAAGCCTATCCATAACTCTTCAAGGAGGGGTTATGTATAGCCAAGAGCAGGCTAAAGCTCTTGAGAAAGAAAAAGTAGGCACAGGTTATGACACTTTCAATATGAAAGTAGAAGGTCTTAAGAATGGTAAGAAAGATGCTGAAACCATTACTGTAAAGACCAGAAAGTGTAAGCCTGCTGGTCAATCACTCAATCTTAGTATGGATGCTTATGACTACATGACAGGAAAAGAAGCTCCTTACTTTGTGAAAGCAAGAGATTGGGAGAAACTTACTAAGAAACAGAGGCTTGAAGCACATCTCAAAAGGATTGTGGAAGAGCTTGGTGGGGTGAGTTTCACCTATGCTGTATTGGATAATTAAATCATTTATAGTATAGGTAGTATGTTATTCGTATCAATTATAGTAGGATTATTGGGTATTATCTTACTAATAAAGACTTTTGTTAGATACCACCCTTATTTTGATTTAGTCACAAGCTATAACAAGTATATACTATTGCTATGGTATGATAAGGATGGTGGAAGAACTTACATAAAACTATTGGAAATATGAGTAAAGGGAGAGTTTTAACTAAGAAGAAGTGGGGGCATTGTGCCAGATATTGGAGGAAGTATAAATATAGAATCAAATTCCCAAGAGGGAAACTTAATTCATTTGAAGGAACTCATGCACCTATAGGCTATCCTCTTAAATACTTATCATGGCTGATGGGGTAAGAATAACTTAAAAAAAAAAAGAAATCATGATTTATGCAAGAGTATTACTTGCTGCATTTGTTGTTCTTGTTGTTATATACTATGTAATGGTGATAGGACAATTGTTTGGCAAGTGGAAAATAACAAACAGAGAAATCAAATTTTCACTTCTGTGTATTCCATTCTACTATTGGATGGTGTCTCAGGAAGAGAAGAAACAAGTAAAAAGAGAAAAGATGGAAAATCAAAAACCAATTAACAAGGGGAAAATCCTTGGTGTTATTATTGCTGTTGTTGCAATTCTTATGATTGCAATGGCAGGGGCATTATGGGAAGATGCAGACAAGTCAAAGAACTATGTATGTCAGATGCCTGTAACAGGTAATTATGTAGTCTGGACTGATGGTGGATTGCAATGGCAGGGGCTTGGTACTGTAAGAAGTTATTCAAAGACTTCACAGATAGAATTTACGGGTCTTGAGAAGAATAAAGATGGTTATGTAGCAGCAGGAAGTAATCCAGCAGCAGCACTTACATTCAATGACAAAGGTAGAGGTTTCATTGTTGGTTCATTCAGGGTAGTAATGCCTAATGATGCTAAGAATATGGAGAAGATACAAACAGACTTTGGTTCTGAGGAAGCATTGATAGCTAACTTGGTTAAACCTACATTGTATAAAGTTGTAACTTCTTGTGGTCCTCTTATGTCTTCATTGGAATCAGTATCAGAGACAAGGACTGACCTTATTGCTTATATTACAGACCAGTTGAATAATGGTGTATATAAGACCAGAGTATTAAAGACTAAGGTTATTAATGATATCACTGGTGAAGAGGAAGTAAGAGCACAGTCTGAGATTATAGCTGATGGTAATTCTCCGGGTGGTTATAAAAGACAGGAGAACTCACCTTTCTCACAATATGGTGTAACTTGTGGTCTGGTTAGTATCATAGATATTAAATATGATGCTGCAACTCAGTCACAAATTGATGCACAGAAGCAAGCTAACTTAGCAATTATCACTTCTAAGACTAAATCACTTGAGGCAGTTCAAAGGACTATTCAGATTACAGAAGATGGTAAGGCAACTGCTGAGAAAGCTAAGTGGGAACAGGAGAAAGAGAAAGCTGTAGCTGTAACCAAAGCACAACAGGAGTTTGAAGTAGCAGAACTTGAAGCTAAGAAAGCTAAACAAGTTGCTCTTAAAGTTCAGGCAGAAGGTGAAGCTAAAGCAGCAGCTAATAGAGCATTGGTTGCAGCAGGTTTAACTCCCGCAGAAAAGGCTGAATGGGACTATAAGACTGCTGTAGGTGTTGCAGAAGCACTTGCTAATTCTAAGGTACAATGGGTTCCATCTGTAATGTTTGGAGGAAATGGTTCTGGAAATAATGCTATGGATGCTGTGGGTCTTAAGATGCTCATGGACATAACTAAGTCTTTTGATAAGAAGTAATTATGATTTGGTCTTTAATTGGAATATTCCTCACTATTATTATAGTGGGGATGTTAAAGGACACTCATTGTAAATGCTATGAAGGTCTTGAGGCTAAGGAAGAATTTGATATAAAGATACCCCTGTGGGTGCTTATTATCATTCTTCTTATTGAACTGATTCCTTTCCTCAATATTGTGCTATTCGCAGCCTTTATTATATGGTATATTGTTAAGTCCTATGGTAAACCAGACATATTTTATTACAAGTGTCTATTCAGTCTGAGAGGTGAAACCTATGTAGGACAAGTTTTGGTTATAATTAAGAACTTCTTGAATATTAAAGTATAAAGCAATTACATCACATTTGGATATTCCATTTGATAAGGTGTACTACAATGACAGTATTGAGCCAAATGTAAAACAAATGTTATGAAACAAAGGGTATATAATATCCTTATGCTCTTACTGATTGGTGGTCTATATGGTTTATACTATATAGACCATCAAGAGGAGCACAAGGAACCTGAAAAGGTGGATGTGTTGAGATTGGAACAACCAGAGTTCTTACTATCAGAGGCTCCTGATGATTATCTTATGGAGGCTTTAGAGTATTATAATGTTAAACATAAGAACATTGTATATGCTCAGGCTATTCTTGAGACAGGTCATTTCAGGTCTAAGGTCTGCAAGGAGTACAATAACTTATTTGGACTCTACAATAGTTACAAAGGTGATTATTACAAGTTTGACCACTGGAGTGAGAGTGTGGTTGCCTATCTCAATTACATACAATATAGATACAAACCCCCGGATGATTACTATCAATTTTTGATTAAAATAGGTTATGCGGAAGACCCGCAATATGTAGAAAAACTAAAGAATATAGTAAAGAGATATGGATAGAGAACAGGCTCAGGAAGAGATAATGAATATAAGGAGTAATTCTATACTCTGTGAATTACCTACCAGTTACTAAAATATTTATACTATTGTGTAGTTCATAACCTTATTGTATCTTTGTAGAAGTACAAAAGATATTAATATGGAAAGGAAAAACAATTGTAGAGTGTCAGGTATTTATTGTATAATCAATATTCTTAATAATAAGAAGTATATTGGCAGCAGTAGAAATATCTATAGTAGATGGTATAAACACAGGGCTAATCTTAGGGGTGGTTATCATCCTAACTCATACTTGCAGAGTGCATGGAATAAGTATGGTGAAGAAAACTTTCACTTTCTTATATTATGCAGATGTCCAGAAGAATCCCTCTTAGAAACTGAACAGAATTACATAGATAGCTTAAAGCCTGAATACAATATTATGTTAGAGGCAAAAAGGACTATTGTAACTGATGTTATTAGGGAGCATATAAGTGAAGGAGTTAGAAGGGCTATAAATGAAGGAAGGATGCCTTTGAATCCTATGGTTGGGAAAAAGATGTCTCCAGAACATTTAGCTAAACTGCCCCAAAATCAAAAGGGATATAAATGCCCAAAAAGGCAGAAAGGTGTGTATATTTATGACTTAGATATGAATTTTGTCAATAAGTATAATACACTAAAAGAGGCTGCTGAATTTATTGGGGTTGCCTTTCAAGTTATTAGCTATACTGTGTTAAAAAGTAAATCACACAAATGTAAAAATTATTATGTATTCAGAGAAGAGCAAAATAGACAGGAAGGAAGTACAGAAGGAAATTCTTGAGATAAAATCTCAAAGTATCTTGCTTCAATTACCTACTTCCTTTGGTAAATCTAAGATAGGCATTGATTTGGCTTTAAGGGATAACCCCAGTAGCATACTTATAGTAATTCCAAGGTTAGTCCTGATAAATAACTGGAAAGAGGAGTTTATCAAATGGGGACTTGAATCTTGGGTTGAAAGAGTACAATTCAGTACTTATGTTGGGTTGAATAAACATGTAGAGGAAGAATGGGATTGTGTAATCTTTGACGAAGTACAGCACATGTCAGAAAGATGCAGGGAATTTGTATCTACTATGACTATATATCATTCTATCATGCTTTCAGCTACAGTTACCAGAGATATGAAGTGGGAACTAAGTCAGTTGTTTCCTGATTTTCAGTGTTATACAGTGAAGATGAAGGAGGCTATAGACAATGAAATTCTTCCTGACCCTAAAGTATTTCTAATCCCTCTTGAACTGGATAATACACATGCTGTACATACTATGATTGAACATCCTAAGGCTAAGATTGTCAAGGAATGTCTATATAAAGACAGATGGCAGTATCTTAAGGATAAATCTATTCAAGTGCATATTAAGTGCACTGAGTTACAGTATGTGATAGAGTTAGGAAGCAAGATAGAGTTCTGGAAGAAACAATATATGAGGACAAGGAATGAAGGAGTAAAGACAAAATGGTTATTCCTTGCAGGTCAAAGGCTCAAATTCCTTTCACAATTAAAGAACCCTATTATCTTATCTCTTCTGGAGAAGCTGAAATCAGAAAGGGTACTTACATTCTGTAGTTCTATTGAGCAGACAGAAATATTAGGGGAAAACTGTATTAACAGTAAGAACAAAGAATCCTCTATGGTACTTGACATGTTTAATCATAAGGAGTTGGACCACATCACAGCATGTAATATGTTGAATGAAGGTATGAACCTTGTAGATTGCAGAGTTGGTTTATATGCTAATCTGAACAGCAGTGATATTATCATCAAACAAAGATTGGGTAGAATACTCAGGCACAAAGACCCCATCATTATTATACCATACTTTAGTGGTACAAGGGAAGAGGAGTTAGTTGAAAAGATGCTTGAGGATTATAATCCAGAGTTGGTTGTGAAAACAAATTTAAGTGAAATAAAAGTATGAGAAACAGAGTTAAGATTACTAAAGCAAACTACATTGTAAATCCTGAAAAGAAGGTAGTAGTTTGTGTTCTGGAGTGTGATATGCAGTTGTATAAGCATCCTGCATGGGATTATATTTATTCTAATATGTGGGCTAATCTTCCACTTGTAGATAACAGGGGCACATTCAAAGTGAGGGCTATTGCAAGATGCAATGAAGAAGATGCCTTTAATGAAGAAGCAGGTAAGAGGATTGCAGAATCCAGAGCAAAAGGTAAAGCATTTGCTACTGCTGCAAAGGTTTATAAAGAAATTGAGAAATATCTCTTGAACTGTGCTGCACTTGTGAATGAATCTGTGGAGGCTTGTGAACAGGCTGTGAAAGTTGAGAAAGCTCATGTTGAATTGCTGATTGGATAGGAGTATGACAATCTCATTGAATGACAAGGTTATTGCAAAGAATGGGGTTTCTCTTGGAGAAGTCTTATTTATGATAGCTATTCAAAACAATGTGGATTTCAATACTGCTGCAAGTGAGTTGAAGAAAAAAGGATTTATCAGTACATCTTATGATAGAGAAACCCATTTACCTGTAGGGTTATTTGTAACTTCTAAAGGTAATAATACTTTAAATAGTATAATTCTTGACTCTGATAAGTCTGTGGGCACTGATGATTTCATTCATAGGATTGAAATATTAGTACCCCGACTTCAATCCATTTATCCAGAAGGAAAGAATTTCAACAACCAGTATTGGAGAGGGAATAAAACTGACATTAAGAAGAAGCTACAAACTTTCTTCAAGAAATATGGTAATGAGTATAGTGATGAACAAATTCTTCATGCAACTCAAGCCTATGTTTCTGGCTTCAATGGTGATTACAAGTTTATGAGGTTGCTTCAATATTTCATTTGGAAAGAAGAAGTAAAGGATGGTACCAAAGTGTCTATCTCAGAACTTGCTAATTACTTGGAGAATGCTGGTCAGGAGAATGAACTTACAGTTGATTGGACAAGTACATTGGTTTAAGCTATGGAAGAGAAGGATTCGTTTGATAGGGCACTGGAGAAGTTAATACTCCGAAGGCAGAGGATACTGGATGGCAAGATAAATTGTATTCCATTGTCTTTCCCAAGATTAAGAGTATGGCTCCCCGGAATAGAGAAAAGAAGATATAACATTATTACTGCAAATCAAAAGGTAAAAGCTAACTAATTTATTTAATCTATTGTGTAATTGGAAATATTGTTTTATGTTTGCACTGACAAATATATTATAATATGGAGAAAATAACAAGAGATTTAAAAGTATCAGGTATTTATTGTATAGAAAATAAGTTGAATCATAAAACTTACATAGGAAGTTCAAAGAATCTTTATCAAAGGTTATTGAAACACTTTGCCTTATTAAGACATAATAAGCATGAAAATGCTCATTTGCAAAGTGCTTGGAATAAATATGGTGAAGAAAGTTTTGAATGGTTCATATTAGAGTTTTGTGATAAATCTATATTGACTGAAAGAGAACAATACTGTTTAGATTTATTAGGAGGAGAATATAATATTACTAAGAAAGTAGAAAGGAATATCCTATCCAAAGAGTCAAGGATAAAACAGGGAGAGACAAGGAGAAGATTACATCAAGAAGGAAAACTTGATTTTAATTTTAACCCTGTTACTTTGTATGTTTATGACTTAGATGGAAATCTGTTATTTGAAAATCCTTTGGGATTGAAAGATACAGCTACTAAATTAGGTATCTCTCCTTCAAGTATATGTAGGGTAACTAATGGAACTTATCAACAATGTAAGGGCTATAGGTTTTCTTATAAACTTGAGCAGTTATCACCTCTTGAAGTTAAATCTAACAAACAAAATACCAAATACAATAATTATAGGCACTGCCCTACTATAGAGTAATCTATAGATGTAACACCTGAATATCCTCGGAAGCTAAGTCAAGAAATTGATATGCCAACTTGAGGAGGCATAGGCTATACCTTGAGTATAGATTCAGCCCCAGAGACTAAATGCAGGTGCTCCTATTTAATAATAGGATGAAGACATAGTCCAGACCACAAAACATGATGCTTTGCTGTGGCTTTCAACTGTGGTTAAAGTCATGTGTAGTGAAAACTATAGTGGTATGAGGAAAATCAAAACTTGCTGACTATATGCTTGTTTATGAACCCTTCTTCTATGCAATTGAGCACCCTGACCAACTAAGGTTGAAGATACTCTATTTTACCCTTGAAATGGGTAAGGAAGAAAAGTTCTATGAGTTCTTATGCCACCTATTATATAGGCTTGATAAAATAAGAATAAGTCCAACTGACTTGAAGAGTACTTCTGCTGATAGACCAGTTCCTCAAGAGATATTAGACTTACTTGCATCTGAAAGATATGTGACATATATTCAGAAGTTTAAGGAGACTGTAATCTATATTGACTCTGAGAGAAATCCTACAGGTATTAATAAGTATTGTAGGAATTTTGCTTTGAGTAGAGGAAAGTTCCACTTCAAGAAGGTTATCATGAAGAATGAAGCTGGGCTTGAGGAGGAAAGAGAGGTTATAGACTTTTATGAACCAAATGATAGTGATGAATATGTAGAAGTAATCTTAGACAACTATTCAAATCTGATGTCAGAAAGTGGTATGAACAAAATGCAGACTATTGAGAAGATGAGTAAATATTTCATCACTCAAAGGGACCAGTTTGATTTCAATATCACTGCAATCCAGCATCAAGCTCAGGCTCAGGAAGGAATTGAGAATCAGAAGTTGAATAAGATGATGCCTTCATCAGATGGTCTTGCAGATTGTAAGACTACCACCAGAGATGCAAATCTGGTGCTTGGTTTGTATAGTCCATTTAAGTATGGTCTAAGGGAATATGAAGGTTATGATGTGACCAAATTCAAAAACAATATAAGGTTCATGCAGGTTATTGAGGATAGAGATAATGGAGCAGGAGGTCAAATATGTCCACTGTTCTTTGATGGAGCAGTGAGTACATTTACTGAGCTTCCACTACCCAATAATAAGCCTGAACTGGAAAGATGTCTTGAGTATATTGAGACAGTTGTAAGAAGGAGGACTAACTATACTTTCATGAATGTCTCTATAAGGAAAGCCAGAGTGAGAAAGTGGAAGATGAATTTGCATAGGTTAGTTAAATTGATTACCTTTGCAGACTAAAATTTTAAATAAGAAGAATGAAAGCATTGATTTTAGCTAAGTCAGGTTTTGGTAAATCAACCTCTATTGGGGAGATACCAGAGCTTGGATTGAAAGGGTTGGACCCTAAAGTAACTTATTTGATAAGTTGTGTGAATAAACCTTTACCTTTCAGGGGTGGTGGAAGTAAGTACCAAGTTACTACTCTTAAGGAGATTGGTAAAGGTAACAGAATTATAACCAATGATGCCAAAGAGGTTGCTCAAATCATTGAGATGTTAGCCAGCCCACAATCTCCTTTCACCAATATAGTACTGGATGATATGAATTATATCAGTCAGGATTTCTATATGAAGAATGCAATGAAAGGTGGTTGGGACACTCCTAAACAGATTGGTTATGGAATGGGATTAATCTTTGATGCAATCAATCTTGTACCAGAAAACAAGAACATGATTTGTCTTGCTCATTATGAAGAGTATAAAGACAAGAATGGTGATAGTATCTCCTATAAATATAAGAGTACTGGTAACATGGTTGATTCATATATTACTCCTGAGGGTAAGTTTGAAGTGGTTCTTTATGGTAAGTCTTCTTTTGATTCTAAAGAGAAGAAATCCATCAGAGAATTTGTTACCAATGATGATGGAGTATATCCTGCAAAGAGTCCTGTCGGCATGTTTCCTCTATATATTCCCAATGATTTGGGTCTTGTAGTTGAGAAAGCACAGGAATACTATGGGTAGAGATGAAGTAGTCAGGATTAGTAGGCTTGTAGCCTTTGGTGGACTGACTGAAATGGACATAAATATTCTGTTGATGAATTACTGTTTGGAGCATAGTAAGCCTTATTATGAAACAGCAGTATTCGTCACTATTCTCTTGAAACAGGGGATATTCGAGCCTTTCTTTATAGAGGCATTAGAGTATTATGAAAAGAAATACACCATAAATAAACTTCAAAGCAAGCCCAATGAAATAGGGCAAAGACAAATAATTTTTATAAATTGAACATTATGAAAGAGTTAAGTAGATTTGAACTGGCAATTGTTAAAAGAACAGCCCAGAACACTAAGAGTTTGAGAGCCAAAAGGGACAAACTGGTAGAGAAGATTGAGAAAGCACAGGAAGAACTGGATGTAATCAATGAAGCCATTGAAGGCTTTGAGGCTCCTATCAAGACTATGACTGGTGGCTTCACTTCTGAGGAAGTTCTTGCTGGTATCATGGTAGTAGCAGAAGCAACAGAAGCAGCTCCAGAAGGAGAAGTTTCAGAAGAGGTTGTAGGTGAGGTAGAAGTACCTGCATCTGAGGCAGTTGCATTGGCAGAGGAAGTTGCAACAGAGACTTCTGTAGCTGTAAATCCTTTTGGAGAAGGTGATGATGAAATGCCTTTCAAAGATTAATCACACAAAATCAGTAATTTAAGATGAAGAATTTAAACAAAAGTTTCATGGCTGTTAAGGTAGGTAAAGAATCAGTTGAAGGTTCTTTCAAGATGTACAAAGGTATGGCTGCATTCAATATTGTAGCTGTAAATCCTACTAAGGCAGAATTAGAAGCTCTTACAGGCAGAGAGCTTGAGAATGAGCCTGAGTATGTTGGTAAAACTGATGAAGGTAAGGAACAGGTGAGAGTAGTATTTTATGGTAAGACTGCTCCTGATGCCAAGCTGAACAATGGTATTGAGATGCTTATTCCTATCAGCTTTATGCTGACTAAGGATTACAGGGTAGGTCAGACCAGTGGTAAATATCAGATTATTGATAAGTTTGGTAGAACTGCTTGGGCTACAAAGGAAGAAGTACAGTCCAAGGCTATTCCTCAATACACTTCTGGACCAGCCAATATCAGTACTGACTACAGACTTGCATGGCAAGGTGAGGAATTCTTGATTGATTTCCTTATTCAGTGGTTGAATATTCCGGGTCCTGCTGTATATAAGGACAAGGTTTGGGTGATGAAAGAGAACACTGATGACAGTGAGGTTTCTCTTGATATGGCAGCTCTATTCAAAGGTGATGTAAAAGAGCTTAAAGAGCTTGTTACTCTTGCTGCTGCTTATATAGTTAAAGGTGCAGTAGGTATCAGAACTGTGGATAATGAAAATGGTACAAGACAGTATCAGGCTGTATTCACAAGGAAGTTTGCAAAGAATGCTGTAACAGATTATAGCAAGATTGATGCTGCAATCACAGAGTTCCAGAATGCAGGTGGTGCTCCGGGCACTGAGTTCTCAACTCAACCCTTACATGAAAATGTAGTAGAAGCTACAACTTTCACACCTGCTGCTGACAATGACCCATTAGGAGCAGCAACAGCTCCTACAGCAACTCCTTGGGGTTAATAATATTGTAAAAAAAAAAGTTTATTACTATGGCTGTTAGTATTGGTAAACCTAATATCAGATTAGAAGAGATTTTATCAAAGGTATCAGAACTTGATGTCCTGAACCATTATTTTGGGGTGAGTAATATTCCTTGTATAATCAGTTCCCCTTTAAGGACTGATAACCATCCATCCTTTGGTTTTTATAGCATAGATGGTCAAAAGATACATTGGACAGACTTTGCTACAAAAGATAAAGGAGGAACATTTGATTTATTAGGTAAGTATTGGGGGGAGAGTTACAATGATGTGCTTGCACATGTTTGGGAGGACTTATCCAGGATTACTAAGACTAATGGCTATAGTGCATCAGGTAAACCTAAAGTTGTCACTACATTAGGGTTATACAAATCTAACCTTGATTTACAATGTAAGACAAGAGAATGGAGAGAGTATGACCTTGAGTATTGGGCTTCATTTGGCATCACTTTGGAATGGTTGAAATATGCTGACATCTATCCTATATCCTATAAAATAATCATAAAGGGAGAAACCAGAATGGTCTTTCCAGCAGATAAATATGCTTATGCTTATGTAGAATATAAGGAAGGAAAAGTCACTTTAAAGATATATCAACCCTTCAATCAGAAAGGATACAAGTGGTCCAACAGACATGATAGGTCAGTAATTAGCTTATGGACTAAAGTACCTGAATTTGGGGATAGGATATGTATCTGTTCCTCAATGAAAGATGCTTTATGTCTATGGGCAAACACTGGAATACCTTCTCTTAGTGTGCAGGGAGAAGGATATACTATGAGTGAAACAGCCATAAATGAATTAAAGAGAAGATATAATAAAGTTTATATTATCTTTGATTCAGATGAGGCTGGTATTAAAGATGCACAAAAATTAGAAGAAATTACAGGATTTACTAACTTACCCTTACCTAAAACAGATAAGGGTAAGGATATTTCGGATTTATACTATTATTATGGAAAGGAGTTTTTATGCAAGACTGTTCAAGAAATGTTGAAGAGAGTTGGAGACCAGTTATAGGTCATGAGGGGAGATATGAGGTAAGTAATTTAGGTAGAGTGAGAAGTTTACTAACTAACAAAATTCTAAAACAAAGTAAAAATAACTCTGGTTATCTTGTTGTAGGATGTAGTACCAAAAGTAGAAGTGGTAATAAATTAGTTCATAGACTTGTTGCTGAATCTTTTATTCCTAACCCATTAAATTTGCCTCAAGTAAACCATATTGATGAGAATAAGGAGAATAACATAGCCTCAAATTTAGAATGGTGTACTTCAAACTATAATAGACATTTTGGTACTGGTATTGAAAGAATCTCCAATAGTAATAAGATAACAAAGAAAGGTCAAGGTTTAAAACCTGTAATTAAGTGTTCTTTATCTGGAGAAGAATTAGAACATTTTAATTCTATAGAGGAAGCCACAATCTCTATGGGAAGTAAGAGCTTAAGTAGCATTAGTAATGTTCTACATGGTAGAAGATTACAAGCTTTTGGGTTCAAGTGGAAATTTAAAGAATAAGAATCATTAACAAAAAAAAAGCATTATGGAAACAAATGGTAATTTCAGAAAGGTTACAATTATAAACAACAAAACTCAGTCTCAAAAAGTTATTCAGGCATCTACTGCAACTACACTGGGTGAGTTGAAAAGAGAAATGAGAGAAGCAGGTATTGAATATGAAGGAATGACATTCTTTGAAGGTCATTTGAGAGCAGAATTGAAAGATGATGCTTCTATCCTTCCTACCAACATTCCTTACAAAGGACAGGTAGTAAATGATTTGACATTCCTGCTGACTGCACCTGAAAAGAAAATCAAGTCTGGTGCAATGTCAAGGGCAGAAGCCTATAATGCAATCAAGGCAAGAGGCTTGCAGGATGAATGTGTAAAAAGATTTGGAAAGAACTTCACCATGTGTAAAACTCAGGACTTGATTGACCTGTTGGGTGAAGGTGGTACTCCTGCAAAAGAGGAAAAGAAAGGGGTTGTAAAAGAAAAGCCCGCAAAGAAAGAAGTAGCAAAAGAACCTGTAAAGGAGGAGAAAGTAGTGGAAGCTGCTGCTTCCTCTGAGGGTGATGTTGCTGGTGCTCTTGAAATCTTACTTGAGAACCTTTATGGTTCTGATGTGATTGAAGAGGGAACCTATGACAGGGTTATGGCTGTATTGAAAGGTACAGATTACAAAGAACCCGAAAAGATGTCAAGGTCTGAAATCAACAAGATGTTTGACTTTGTTCATTAAGTAGAAACCAGTGAGGGAGGAGGCTGAATAAGCCTTCCCCCTCATTTTTTTTTATCATGCAATGACCGAAGAAATAAAGAAACAAGTCCATGAACTACATGATAGTATCATGGAAAGACCAAATCAAATCCTACAGTGCTTTCAAGACTTCTTTGGTGAGGGGAAAGTAGAAATGCAGGGTTTTTACACTAAGGATGAATTATATACATATCTTAGTAGAACCCCCTTGGGAACATTCATGGAACTGAGTAATATAGTAAATTCTTCTGCTTACCAAAACATGAATAAAGAGGACCGAGACTTAGTAAATCTCTTTTGGACAGCAGAAGGTGCTAATAATGAAACTGTTGTAAGTGACTCTGCATTGGCTAAATATTTCTTGCCAATAATAAAGGAGAAGATTGCTAATACTATGTTCAATAACTTATTCATTCTTATTTATTTTCCTACAGTAAGGATTACAAATGAATATGATAAGTATGTAGATATTAAGGAGTTATGGCTTAAAGTTCCTTTCAATTGGATGGGAAAAGGTAAGGGATATTTTGGAGTGAATAGGTCTAATTATCCACTAAACCAATTCAAGAATGGATATATGCACAGCCATGTATCTTCTATTCCAATAGAAGACTTTGAGAAGTTTCAGACACCTTGTACTGGTAGAGGACCTATCAATTCTTCTCTTTCTACATTAGCTATAGGATATGATGAAGCCATTTGGCAGTTATTATGTCTGGAGCTTGACAGGTATGTAAGAGTAGAATCTATTGATGGAGTTCCACACCATAGGCTTGAGAATATTCCTGTATCAGAGATGGGAGATGCTAAGGACAAATTCTCTATGCAATCCCTTAGAGGTGTAATTCCTTGGAGTGGTATCTTTGGAAGAGAACAATTCAAGCTATTCATTAAATACCTTCTGGAGACTAAGAAGATTAGGTTCAACTATAGTAATGGAAGTTATGGGATAGGAATGTCCTTCATTGATACAGTGGTTCTTATCAGTAATGAATTCATTAGCTGGTATAATACTGAATATAACAAGCATACTTTTGATATTAGTTATGCTGACCTTGTTAGTGAGGGTATCATCAATGAATGTATCATAACCAATGGTAAAGTCTATATACCAAGAGCAGTGAGAAGGAATCGTAGTGATGACTATCAGAGATATGTAGGAAGGAAAATCTGTACATTCAAAGGTAGGGAAATTACCTTGACTATTGAGGGAATACTATCCTCAGAGGAGGAGTCTCTTAATAGAACAAGGATACTGAATTTACAATATATTGAAGCTATTGTATGTAGCATGTTGAGAATATTAAATTATGGATATGGAAGAGAAGAAAGAAGTGAAACCAGTGCTGGAGTTAGTCCACAGACAGGATATATTTAAGATTGTCATTCCAGCAGAGGTTGAGAAAAAGATAAGATTTTTATGCAAGAACATCTGGGATGTAGAATGGTCAGGTGTCTTGTTCTATAAAGTTGAGGGAGCTTTTGAAGATAAATCCCTAACTATCAGATGTGTGGATTTGTTCCAAATGGACATTGGTACAAGTGCATATACTGAGTTCAATGTATCTCCTGATATGGCTACATACATGGTAGACCATCCTGAATTATTGGAAGAGGGGATATATCAAGGATTAATCCATAGCCATAATAACATGGCTACTTTCTTTAGTGGTACTGATACAGCAACTCTAAGTGCAGAAGGTAATGATATGGCTCACTTTGTATCCTTGATTGTGAATAATGCAGGTAAATATACTGCGGGTGTTACAAGGAAGTACAAATGTGTACAGACTGTATCTGAGAAATACACCTATCCTACTTGGAATGGTGAAGTGAGAGAGGGAGTAGAGACCTTTGATATTGAAGAAGAGAAACTTGAATGGTTCAATTTGGATATAGTATTTGAGAATGCAACTGATGACTTTGAGACTGAAATGATGGAAAGAATCAAGGAAATCAAAGAGTCTAAGAAGAAAGTTGTAACTCCTGTATATAAGGGCTATCCCCAGTATGGTAACTATGGAAAGAACATTGCCCCAACTAAGGAGGTGGGGAGTACATCTCCTATAGATAAAGATAAATACTATTGGGAAGAAGGAAGAGGCTGGTATAAAGCTAAGCAATTGCCTGTTAAACAAGGTGAATTACCTTTTGACCAGCCTGAGGAAGAGAATCTTGACATTCCTTATGGTGTTGTAACAGTAGATGAAGATATAGTTCAATCTATTGTGAGGCAACTTGTTACATCAAGTATTATCATTTCAAATGAAAGTGCAGTTGATGTCAAGAAGTGGGCTAATTCTATGGAGAGTCTTTATAGAAGGAGATTTGGAACTGTCAAAGAGTTTGAATACTTTGCATCAAACTATGTAGATTATCTTATTAATTATACCTATGATGCAGATGTCATGATAGCAGTTAATAATGATGATACTGTTATGGCTGCATTACTGGCACATGATGTAAGGGAAGAACTTGAGAAATTACCAAAGAATCCTTGGTTAAGTGTTTATATCAAATTAATGGATGATTATATTATCTGATTATGGAAGATGAAGTATTAGAAAGTGCTGTAAACCAAATGGTTGGTGAACATTTGGAAACTGTTCATTCAGAGGCTCCAGTAGAGATTGATGAACAAGGAGAAGCATTACTTGAAGCTGCATTAGCTGCTGAGGAAGTAGTTATTCCACCTAATTCAGGTAGTTTGCTTGTAGATGAAGCTACAAGTAGATTCAGTGGAGCTATCTGGTATAGTGCCATTCAGTCTAAAGTTATTACATTAGCTGGTGTAGGTGGTATAGGAAGTTATGTTGGTTTCCTACTTGCAAGACTAAAACCTGCTGGATTATATTTATATGACCCAGATATAGTTGAACAGGCTAATATGTCTGGTCAATTATATGGTAGTGGTGACTTAGGACAAGCAAAGGTTAGCTCCCTTCATAGGATGTTACAAGTATATGCAAACTACTATAACAGTGTAACATATCAAGAAAGGTTTACTGCTGAGAGTGAAGCTACAGATATTATGATTTGTGGCTTTGATAACATGGAAGCAAGGAAACTGTTCTTTGATGCTTGGGAAGACAGACTAATGTCCAAACCTGAGGAAGAGAGAGGTAAAATGTTGTTTATTGATGGTAGGTTGGCAGCAGAAGAATTTCAAGTCTTTGCTATTCAAGGCAATGATATAAGAGCTATGAGAGAGTACAGAAGTAAATGGTTGTTCAGTGATGCAGTAGCAGATGAAACTATCTGTAGTTACAAACAGACAACCTTTATGGCAAATATGATTGCATCAGTAATGGTTAATCTGTTTGTAAACTTCGTGGCTAATGAATGTAATCCTATTATAGATAGGGATGTACCTTTCATGACTCAATATTCTGCTGATACAATGTACTTTAAAGTAGAAATGTAATGGCAATAAGTGCACAATTAAACAGGCAACTTCATGATATATTCATGAATAGAGGTGCTATTCAATTCCCAGACTATATTAAACCCCATCTTGCCTTTGAAAACAATAATGTATTCAATCTATTCTTAAGAGTAGATATTAGTGGACCAGAGATTGATGTTCCATTAATGTGTAAGTACAAGGTTGAGGAAGGGTTATTTAGTAACTACAATCAGCCTAATAGTTTAAAGGAAATGGCTGTTGCTTTATTTGAGAATAGTTATCCTAAATCAAGAAGAACTGCAAATGCAATCTTCAAGACATTGCAGATGAATAATACAAGAGGCAGGCTTATGAAGATTACAACTAACAATGGTGAGGTGTATTATGGTGGTAATGGTTATATTCTTGACAAAGATTATAACATATTAATACTGTACACACTTCATGGAGTTATAGGTGAAGATAGGATTCTACACTACAAAACTGGTAGAATCTATGTGAATCCAAAGGTCTTTGTAAGCAATGGTCTGATTGAGAAAGGCATCATTAAAACAGTCATTCCTGCATTTGTACAGGAGGGTATCATGGTAGATACAAGCAGCTTCATAGGAGTTACTGCTCAGGATATTAATACTTATATAAGGAATTCAAATGGCTTTCTTACTCAAGTAATTAAGCCATTGCCTGAGATAATAGTAGCTGATGTGACTGATAGGTTTATAGTAAGACCTAAAAAGCCTACTCCCTCTACATTCAACAATGATACTATGAATGATTACCTTCTGGAGCATCTTGATGAGGTTGTGAAAATGACCTACATATCATGACATTTGAGGAATATTTTGGTGGATGGGTAAGGGTTATAGATATAAAGGAACTAAATAAGGTAGTAGGACAGGTAAGTTTAATTAAAAGAGACTTGCTTTGTCCTGCATATCCTGATATATTTAAGGCTTTTAATCTGTGCCCTTACAACAACCTTAAAGTTGTAATGATAGGACAAGACCCATATCCTCAAAAGGATGTGGCTACTGGTGTCTTGTTTGGGAACAAGGAGGGGACTAAGTTGTCTCCTTCTCTTGAAATAGTTAAAGAGGCTTGTATTAATTTTGAAATTCCACATAATGGTATTATCTTTGACCCCACTTTAGAGAGTTGGGCTAAACAAGGAGTACTTATGATTAATTCTGCACTGACTTGTGAAGTCAATAAAGCAGGTAGTCACACAATGATGTGGAGACCTTTCATGACTAAGTTATTGAAGAATCTATCAGAGTGGGATACAGGTATTATTTATGTTCTATTTGGTGAACAGGCTAAGACACTTAAACCTTATATCAATAAAAACACCAATATAATACTGGAAGAGAAGCATCCTGCATACTATGCAAGGCAGGAAGAGAGGATGCCATCTACTGTATTTCAAGAAGTGAGCAAACTAACTAAAGAGAGATATGGAGAACCAATTGTGTGGTTCTCAGAGTATTAATTACAAAAAAAAAAAAGTATGAAGAAACTTATTTTTGTGGAAACTGGTAAGGAAGTGGAAGTGGGTAAACAGATTGTATTTTATATACAATCAGCCTATGGAAAGATACCCACTCATTGTGTAATAATCAATGAAGAAAGCCTACCTTATCTTATTGAAGAAGGTGTAATCAAGGAAGTAGAAGAGGAAGGAACTCATGTAGACCCTAACTTCTATCTGGAACACCTTGCTGGAAGGATTCATTGGAATGTGGATAATCTGAGGGAGTATCTTGGAAATCTATATACAATCTATCCTGCTGCTGTATTATCAATCCTGTTGAGAGAGATAGCCATTGTGCTTGATGAAAAGTATGATAACCAAATCGAGAACAGCAAGGAGATTTATGTCATTAGCTGTCTCAATGGAGAAGTAACAAAGGTTAAGAACTTAAATAAAATCAAGAACTTCAAGAATTTTGCTGCATTCAGGACATTGGATGATGCTCTTGCAGCTAAACATATCTTGAAAGACCCTATGAAACAATTATTTAAAAGAGGTGGAAAACAGAAGGATTAGAAATGCCACTCCAGAAGAGTATGGTGATATAAAGTTTAAATCCAAGATTGAGGCAATGGTCTATAAGACTTTGCTTCAATATGGGTTTGAGCCTGAATATGAAACCCATACTTATACAATCTGGGAAGGATTTAGACCTACTGTACCTTTTTACACCCGTAATAAAGCTAAGGCTACAATACTAAACCTTAAGAAGCTAATTAATATTACTTATACCCCAGATTTCTACATGGAGTATCAAGGCTTAAAGATAATTATTGAAGTTAAAGGACAGGTCAATGATGTGTTCCCTTATAAGTTCAAGATGTTTAGGAAACATATAGAAGATTTGCCAGATAGAGAAAATTATCTTATCTTTGAGGTCTTTACTAAGAAACAACTCTTAGAATTTATTCAAATTATTAAAGATGAAGCCAATAGAAAGAATGAGGAAATTGCTCTACAGTTTACCAAAGAGTGATATAGCTTTAGGTGAACAGTTTATTCAGAGTAGAGATTTTGAGTCACTCAAGGACTTAGTGGATTCAGCAATCTACAAGGTTAGGAAGCACAAAGCCAGAAAAGATGAAGAGGGTGGAGTGCCACCTAAACAGGAGTATCTTGATGTGGACTTGACAGAGTTAAGTAATTTAAAGGCTGAGGTGGATGTATATTTAACCCAGCTTGAAGTTCCCAGTAATGAATGGGAAGAAGACATAGAGGAGGAATATTATGATGAAGAGTATTAAAGAACTATCTTGGAATGTAACAGAGGAAGAGTACAGGAAAGACCCTGCAATCAGTTACTCTACATTATCAAGATTTGAAAGGGAAGGATGGAGGAATCTCAGTTCTCTCTTTGATAAGGTAGATAGTCCAGCATTACTATTTGGAAGTGCAGTGGATTGTATGCTTACTGATGGAGAACAAGCCTTTGCTGAAAGGTTCATTGTATGTGAATTTCCTAATCTGTCAGATAACCTGATAAGTATCACTAAAGTATTATTCTCCAAGTATGGAGATACACACAGAAGGGTAGATACTATTGATGATGAAGTGATTAGTAGTGTGGCTGTAGCCAATGGATATTATGCAGGAGACTCTTATAAAGCTACCAGAATAAAGAAGGTAAAAGAGAGCTGCAATGAATATTATTCACTACTTGCACTGGCAGGAGACAAGACTATATTATCCCAAAAGGATTATAATGATGTGTCTCTGTGTGTTGATGAATTAAGAACTAACTCAATAACCAAGGACTTCTTTTATATAGACCCTTGGAGAGATGATATTGAGAAGGTGTTTCAATTGAAATTCAAAGCTGAATGGAATGGAATACCAGTGAGATGTATGTTTGATGAACTTATTGTGGACCACTATAATAAGATTATCTATCCAATAGATTTGAAGACTACTGGGTATCCTGAGGAGAACTTTCAAGACTCCTTTGCTCACTGGAGATATGATATTCAAGCTAAGCTATATACATACATTCTTCAAGAGTGTATCAAAAGAGACCCCTATTTCAGTGAGTTCAAGATTCAACATTATCAATTCATTGTTATCAACAGAAGGACAATTGCTCCTATTGTGTGGGAATTCTATGGGAATTTTGGTATGGTAGATTTAAAGGATGAAACAGGTAAGATATATAGGGATTGGAGGAAGATTCTTACAGACATAAATTATTATCTTACTAATCCTAACTTGAAATATAGTAAAGAAGTGATGGCAAATGATTGTATTATGGAAATAAAGAATTTAGTACCAGCATGACAGAGTTAGAATATTTTAAAGGGGATGAACTGGCAGCCTCAACTTGGAGGAATAAGTATGCAGCAGATAGAGAACAAACTCCTGATGATACACACAGAAGATTAGCTAAGGAATTTGCAAGAGTAGAGGGTAATTATGACTGGCATATGTCCACTAATAAAGCTCTAAAACTTTCAAATTATGGTTATCAAAGACCACAACTTGATGAAGAAGCTATCTATCAGTTGTTCAAGGACTTCAAGTATATTATACCCGGAGGTTCAGTTATGTCTGGTTGTGGAACTGGAGCATTAGTAAGTCTTAGTAATTGCTTTGTAATAGGCAGTCCAAAGGACAGTTATGCAGAGATAATGAAGACAAGAAGCCAACAGGCTCAACTTATGAAAAGAAGAGGTGGAGTTGGTTATGACTTATCTCAGCTTAGACCAAGAGGAGCCAGAGTTAATAATGCTGCTAAATCTTCAACTGGTGCAGCATCTTTCATGGATGTATGTTCTGATATTACTAATGAAGTTGCTCAGAATGGAAGAAGAGGTGCTCTTATGTTAAGTATGAGCATCAATCATCCTGATATTGAGGAATTTATTACTAAGAAACAGGACTTAACCAAGGTAACTGGAGCTAATATAAGTGTGAAAGTTACTGATGAATTCATGCAGGCTGTAATGGAAGATAAGGATTACTGGCTTAGGTATCCTGTAGATTGTCCTAATTTTGAAATGTTATATTCTGATAATTTCGAGTATAATGTTTTATATAGCACAGATAGAGGTCATATAAAGAAAGTGAGGGCAAGAGAGTTATGGAACACTCTTATGCACTGTGCTTGGAATACTGCTGAACCGGGGATTATGTTTGAAGGAGTAATGCACAACTATTCTCCTGATGGTGTATATCCTGATTTCAAGATGATTGGGACTAATCCTTGTGGAGAGATACCAATGGGTCCATTTGATAGCTGTAGATTGATTCATATTAATCTTAGTAGCTATATTATAAACCCATTTACAGATAAGGCTCACATTGATGAGGAACTGCTCTATATGCACTCTTATGAAGCTATGAGATTAGCTGATGATTTGGTTGATTTGGAGATTGAGGCTGTTGATAGAATTATCAATGCAGTTAAGAATGATACTGATGATACTGAGTTCAAGCTATGGGGTAAAATCAAGGAGACTGCAATTAAAGGAAGAAGAGCTGGTCTTGGATTCACTGGACTTGCTGATGCAATAGCTATGTTAGGCTTAAAGTATGACTCTGATGAAGGTATTCAGAAAGTTGAACAACTGATGAAAATTATGTTCAAAGGTCAGCTTGATAGTAACATTGATATGGCTGTTGAGAGAGGTAAATTCCCTGTTTGTAATACACCAGTTGAGTTTGAGAATGTAGGATATGAAGGAGGTAATCTGTGGTATAAAAAATTAGCTAAGGATTTTCCATCTGAATGTACAAGAATGCTCAAATATGGAAGAAGGAATATCAGTTGGTCAACTGTAGCTCCTACTGGAACTGTAAGTATCATGGCTGGTACAAGTAGTGGTATAGAACCTGTATTCATGCCTTTCTATCAAAGAAAAAGGAAATGTATGGATTCTAAGGATAGAGTGGATTATGTAGATAAGGTAGGTGAGAAATATACCTTGTTTACTGTAGTTCATCCTAACTTGAAGAGATGGGCTGTAACTACATTGAATTACAGTGAAGAGGAAGTCAATGATTGGTCTGTTGGAGTATGGCATGAAGTATGGAAAGAAAGTCCTTATTATGGTTCTACTGCACCAGAGATTGATTGGAGACAAAGAGTTAAATTGCAAGGAGTAGTTCAGAAATATATCACTCACAGTATCAGTAGTACAGTTAATCTGGCTAAAGAAACTACAGAAGAGGAGATTGCTGACATCTATATTGAGGCATGGAAACAGGGATTGAAAGGTATCACTATTTATAGAGATGGATGTAGGGAAGGTGTATTAACTCAGGTTGAGAAACCTAAGACTATTGAAGGAAGGCAAGCTCCTAAGAGACCTAAAGAACTTGAAGCTGATTATTATCAGATTAAATCTAAAGGTGAACAGTTTATAGTTCTTGTAGGGTTATTAAATGGAAAGCCTTATGAAATATTTGCATTCAGACCTCTTAGTAGTGTTAATGCTCCACAGCATAAAGGAGTAATAACAAAGATAGGTAAAATGCACTATAGCTTTACTTCTGAACATATGAAGCTGGAAAATCTCCAGAAGGCTAATATTAATATTGAAGAGCAAGCAGCTACCTTGTATTCATCTATGTTGTTAAGACATGGAGTGAATATTAAGTATATTGTCAAGACTGCAAAGAAGGTTAATGACAATATATCTTCATTCAGTTCAGCTATGTGCAGAGTGCTTAGTAAATATATCCCCAATGAAGAAATCAAGGGAGAAGTATGTCCTGATTGTGGTGGAACTCTTGTAAGAGAAGGTGGTTGTATTCACTGTAAGGACTGTGGCTATAGTAAATGTTTGTAGTATGAAGATTGAAACTAAATATAGTATGGGAGATGCTGCCTTTGTTATGCACAATAACAGGGCAGTTCCCATAAAAATCATGGGAGTATATTATTCTCTTGATGTATATAAAGGTGAGCATATTACTTATGTAAGTGATATAGTAGTTGCTGGTGGTCCAATCAGGTTTGAGGAAAAGTATGTGTTTAAAACCAAAGAAGATTTGTTGAAATCATTATGAAAATAAAAGTAAAAGAGATAACAAGTGGATGTTTTCCTGTAAGGACAGGAGAGGATAAATCAGATTGTTTTGACTTATGTCTGGCAGAAGATGTAACCTTGAAGAAAGGTGAAGTCTATGTTGCAAAATTAGGTATTGCAACTGAACTTCCTAAGGGAATTGTAGCTAAAGTTTATAGCAGAAGTAGTGCTCCAAGTAAGTTAGGAGTAACTATTGCTAATGGTCTTGGATTCATTGATACCATTTATAATGGTGATACTGATGAATGGAGAGCACCATTATATGCTTTTAAGGCTGTAACAATTCCTAAAGGCACAAGAGTATGTCAATTTGAGGTTAAATTATCTCAATTTGCTACTGTATGGCAGAAGATAAAATGGCTATTATCATCTAAACCACTTCTGGAGCCTGTGGATTTCCTTGGAAATGAAGGTAGGGGTGGTATTGGTAGCACAGGAAAGTAATCACTGAAAAAAAAACATGAAACATGGAGTTTGTATGGAAAATTGTAGCAATGATAGTGGTACTGGCTTGTGTAGCCATTATTGCAGGAGTTGTTAATCTAATAATGAATAGAAGGAAGATAGACCCTAAAGTAGGAAGAATTTCATTTAGAGAGTCTATGGATTTGGTTGAATTGCCAATTGTCACATTTATGAATAATGGTAAGAAACTGAATTTCCTTCTTGATACTGGTGCATCTTATTCTTCAATCAATGAGGCTGCTCTGGAAGGGTTATCTTATAAAGAGACTGGAGAGACAGGCTTTGGAATGGGAATTGAGGGTACTGTTAAAGAGGACAGAGGTTATATCAGAATGAATGTGGACTATAGAAGTCAAAGCTATGAGGATGATTTCCAAGTAGTGGACTTAAGTCAGGCATTTGGAATGATTAAACAGGAGTATGGTATTAACCTGCATGGAATCTTGGGTAGTACTTTTTTTCAGAAGTATAGGTATGTACTGAATTTTGATGAATTAGTAGCATATTCAATGGTATGAAAGACTTAATAGAGTTAAAATCAAGAGGAGAGGAACATAACTATCTTAGGAGATTAGTTAAGCCAGATGGCAGTGAGTCACACACTTATATGTTAAAGACTTCTACATATACTATGAGAAGTGGTCTTATAGATAAGAAGAAAAAGTTCATAGACCCATCAGGTGGTCCAATGATAGTTGAGGGAGAATATCTTGAGGAAGCTGAGGCAGTAGTTAAATCTATAGACCATGTAATGGGACAAGGTTATGCTATTACTTTTGAAGTCACACCAGAAGAAGAGCAAGAGTTGATTGATGCAATAGTGAATATATGATTTATGTATGTACACAACAAATACTGCCTGAATCTGACAAGTATAAGATAATAAGTGTGAAGGAGTCCTTAAGGCTCCTTCAACCTTTATCTATAGTGGGGTTAGATACTGAAACTACTGGGATAAACTGTCATATAGATAACTTATTGTCCTTGCAGCTTGGCTGCTTTGAGTTTCAAGTAGTAATTGACTGTACAACTGTTGATATAACCTTTTATAAAGAATATCTTGAGTCAGATAGATTATTTCTGTTCTGGAATGCAAGATTTGATTTAAAATGGTTATATAAATATGGTATAGTCCCAAAAAGAGTTTATGATGGGTTCCTTGCTGAAAAATTAATGTGGTTAGGCTATCCTATAGTATTAACTCCTGAGACATTTGACAATATTAAGTGTGATAGATATGATTTTGTCCCAGAAGATCCTAAGAAAAAGACTAAAGCTTATTATATTCTATATATGAATTTAAAGAAAGCAGGTCAAATGTATCTTGGAGTTGAACTTGATAAGTCTATAAGAGGACAGATTATCTATAAAGGTCTTAGTGAGGATGTTATAGTATATTCTGCTTATGATGTAAAGTATCTGGAAAAAATTAAGGTCTGTCAAGAAGAGGAGTTAAGAAAGAAGGGATTACTTAATGCTATAGACTATGAGAATAGATTTATATTATCTCTTGCTTACATGGAGTTTTGTGGAGTAAAGATTGATAAATCTAAATGGGAAGCTAAGATGAAGAAGGATAATGAGAGGTTGCAAAAAGCTTTAAATTCTATGAATAAATGGTTTATAGAACATGAACCCAATTCTAAATACATAGTAGTTAATAGACAGGGAGACCTGTTTAATGGGTTTAATACTGAACCTCAAGTTACTCTTAACTGGAATAGTACTCAACAGGTCATACCTATATTTAAAAAATATGGAGTACAAGTTGAAGTTGAGGATAGAAAGACAGGTGAAGATAAGGACAGTATTGATGCTAAAGTATTAAAACCTCAAGCGGATAAATGTGGTCTTATTCCTTTATATCTTGACTATAAAGAAGCCTTTAAAGTGGTAAGTGTATATGGGGAAAATTTCTTGAAACAAATTAATCCAGTAACAGGAAGACTTCATACTAACTTTAATCCAATAGGTACTGATACAGCAAGAATAAGTTCAGGGGGTAAAGATAAGGCTAATAAGGTTGATTATATTAATTTCTTAAACCTTCCTGCTGATGAAGAGACAAGAGCTTGTTTTGTTTCTGAGAAAGGAAACAAGTGGATTTCTATTGATTATTCAGGTCAAGAAAGCTTTATAATGGCTGATGTAGCTGATGATAAAGCTATGATTCATGAGCTTATGGAAGGAAGTAAGGACCTTCATAGCCTAACAGCTAAGATGGTATTTAATGAAATTCCAAGAGATTTTCCAGTAGAACAAATAAAGGAGAAGTATCATAAACTTAGAAGTGAAGCTAAGGGATATGAGTTTGCTTTTAATTATGCTGGAAATGATACCACTATTATGAGAAACTTTGGTTTGTCCCCTAAAAGAGCTAAGGAAATCTATAATAATTATATGAAAGGTTTTAATGGCTTGAAAAGGTATCAAGATTATAGAAGAAGAGACTGGTTTGAAAAAGGATATATAGATTTAAATCCTGTTGTAGGATATAAAGCTTATATTTATGACTATAATTATCTAAAATCTCTTCAAGAGTCTTTTAAAGAACCTGGATTTTGGGAACACTATAGAGAGATGAAGGAAATAAGTCCTACATCATATACAGTACAAAAGGTTAAATATTTCTTTAAAAGAAAAGCTGCATCAGATAGACAATCAGTTAATTACCCAATACAACATACAGGAGCTTTATGTTATAAGGTAAGCATGGTTAATTTCTTTGAGTATTTAAGGAATAATAACCTATTATTTAAAGTTCTTATTACTGTTACTCCTTATGATGAAATTAATTGTGAAGCTCCTGAGGATATAGCTGAAAATGTAGCTGAAACTTTATATAACTGTATGGTTAAGGCTGGAGGATTCTTTGTTAAGAGGTGCAAACTTGATGCTGATATGAGTAGAATGAAAGATGGTAGTTTACCTAATTATTGGATTCATTAGTATGGAGATTTGGAAAGTATTGGTAGTAACAGTGGTAGTTGTAATAGCCCTATGTGGACTTATTTACACTATCCACTTGTTAAATTATGAGCAAAAGAAGAGAATCTATGTCTATCCTAAGACTAAAAACAGGTATCTTGCAAAAGGTATAGTTAAAATGAAGGACTCTCTATCTAATGAATGGATAGATGCAGTCCTTTATATAAGTCTTAGGAATGGTCAGTATTATGTTAGGGATAAAAGGCAATTCCTTGATAAGTTTATAACATTAAAAGAATGGGAAGAGAATGGAAATGGAAGTAAATCCTGAATATTTAAAGGTTTTAGGCAAACTTGAAAATGTATGGGAGCATAAACAAGCAGAATTAGGAATATACAAAAGAGACCTTGATGAAGCTATGTATGCAATCAGGCAATTAGGTTCAAGACCTGTATTACCAGAAGAAGCAGCTCAATTCAAAGAAGTTGTAAAAGGAATGATTTCTACTTATATAAGAAAGAATCATGACTATGGTAATTCCTTTGAAGTATCTATGAATGAAGAAGGTCTTGCTGCTGCAAGAATAAGACTGGGTGATAAATGGCTAAGATTCAAACAGTTATCTAAAGGTAAGGAGGCTCTTGTAAAGGATGAATCTATCAGAGATACACTACTTGATATGGCTAATTATGCCATTATGACAGTAATGTGGATAGATAATCAAGACAAAGTTTGTAAGGTATGATTATAGCAGTAGATTTTGATGGAACTTGTGTTACACATGAGTTCCCAAGAGTAGGGGCAGAAATAGGAGCAGCAGAAGTCTTAAAGGAATTGACTGATAAAGGTCATAAGATTATACTGTTCACTATGAGAAGTCATCCTAATGAGATAAACCAGAATAGAACTCTTGATGGGAATATTATTAATAATGATGCTCTACAAGATGCAATAGACTGGTTTAAGAAGCATGATATTCCTTTGTTTGGTGTAAATGAAAACCCAACTCAAAAGGATTGGACTTCATCACCTAAACCTTATGCTCACATCTATATTGATGATGCAGCTTTAGGAGTTCCCTTGAAACATAGTTATATTTCTGATAGACCTTATGTGGATTGGGATATAGTCAGATATTATCTTCATGCAAAGAGTATATTATGACAGAAAAACAGGAGAGATGGCAGAAAAGAAATAGGATACTTTGGAGATTAAAAGGGATAGGTATTCCTACATATGAAACTAATATATTAACTGCTACTGAAATTGAGAAGTTGTCACAAGCTTTTTCTTTAATTAGAGAGGTAGTAAAGGATTCAACTCAGTCCAGTAGAGAGTTAGGTTTCAATGCTATGGAGAGATGTAAGATTTGTGGCAAGCCTATGTATAAAAATGGCTTGTGTAAAAAGTGTTATTTTATAAATTATTAATATGGCAGGACAACAAGGAATTTATTGTGCCCCAAATAATATAGTCCCTAATAGGGATAGGGTAGATGTAGGTTGTGCTCCTGATGGAGCAATGCAACTCTGGGTTATGGAATATGAAGTTACTGGTATAGGTAAGGGATGTGCAATGTGTAAGGCTATTAATCCTCAACAGGCAGAAATGCTCTTGAAGAGTAATGGTATATACAATGGTAGTTCATATCTGTATAAAGTAACAAGAATTGAACAGGTTATTGTACCACCTTGTAATGGTCTTATGGCTGAACAGGTGGTAACTTATAAAGATGTAGGGTCATGAATAAGAAACTTAGGTTATTAGTAACAACTAAATGTCCTAACAAATGTCCCATGTGTTGTAATAACTCATGGGATTTTTCATCTTTACCAGTAGTGGATAGATGGGACTATGAAGAGATAATGATAACTGGAGGAGAACCTTTGATTCATACTAATAAAGTAGCTGAATTAATAAGGTCTATTCGAGTTATTAGTGAAGTTTATACAGATATTCCAAAGGTATATGTGTACACTTCAATAGCTGCTTGGGATAGAGTAAGAACTGTATTAGCTTATGCAGATGGTATAGTTTTGACTCCACACAGCCAGAGTGATATTGACAGATTTGTGGAACTGAATAATATGATGCAAGAGGTTAAAGAAACTAAATCTGATTTTATTAAGGGTAAATCACTTAGACTTAATCTCTTTGCTGATATGAAACTTCTCCTTCCTGAGCACATTGATTTGTCACTGTGGAATATCAAGGAAATGGAGTGGGTAAAGGATTGTCCAGTACCACAGGGTGAAGATTTTAGAAGGATTAAGGAACTTTGGTAACATGAGGCAATTTACACATAGAGAGTTTGTTAGGATAGTGGTAGCCAATGGTTTCTATTATGATAGACATAATGGAGACCATGCTATCTACCTTAATGAAAGAGGCAGACATATTAGCATCCCATTAAAACTTGAAAGTGTTATTGCAAGAAGATTAATCAAAGAGAATAATTTAGAGATAGATATTAAGAAACTTAAAAAGAAAAGGAAGATGGATAATTTGCCATTAGGGGCAAGTAATGACCCAAGGGCTCCATTCAATGAACCTCTTGATGTAAAACATAAGAGGTTTGTGAGTGTAACCATATCATATTATGATGAGGTTGAATTACCCCCAGATGCAGAAGATTCCCAAATTGAGGAAGCTATTATAGAGAAAGTGAAGAGACAGGACTTTCCTAAGAAAGTTGATTTTGATGAAATTGTAATATTGAAAGAATGAGAATAATTAAACCAAGTTTCGAGATTTGGGACCAAGAAGAAGGTCTTGAAGGAATCTATAAACAGATTGAGAGAGCAGGAAGAGTATGTTATAAATCAGAAGATAAGATAACAGAAAACTCTGCTAAGGAGTTCGTAGATAGGATGATTAAGTCAGGTCATGGTGCTATGCTGGAACATGGTACTGTGTATCTTAAAATACCTTTTGGTAAAATGCTTGATAATGGAGAATTTGAAAATGAAGCTCTTGCATGTTGGTTTATTGATAATCCCTACTCATGGGTTAAGACAGGGGGAGTAGGAACGGAAGATTGTTGGTATGTTACCTCTAATTATAGGGTTCTCATAGAGAAAGATTTACTTCATACTCTACAATATTTGTGTGAGCCTACAGAGTTCCATGAGAAGAGAATTACAGTTAAGTTTATTTGTGATAGAGGAGTTTCACATGAGTTTGTAAGGCATAGAGTATTCAGCTTTGCTCAGGAAAGCACAAGGTATTGTAACTACTCTAAGGATAAGTTTAACAATTGTGTCACCTATATACTCCCTAATTGGTGTACTAAGGTTAATATAGAAGATTATGAAAGGAATCCTAAACTCATATATAATGCTAATGGAACTCTAACTGATAATGAAATCAGTTTCTTGTGTGGTTTATATGATAATGAAGAAAGATATTTAGAACTGTTAGAGAATGGTTGGAAGCCACAAGAAGCAAGAGCAGTATTACCTAATTCACTTAAGACTGAGTTAGTAATGACTGGTTTTGCAAAGGACTGGGAACACTTCTTTAAGTTAAGAGATGCAGGTAGTGCTCATCCTCAAGCAAGAGAACTGGCACAACCTTTACATGAAGAGTTTATTGAGAGAAATTATATTGTGTAACTAAAAAAAACAATGGCATTTGGAAGTAAAAAGGAAATCACGAAGCCTTCATTTAAGGAAAGACTGACTGGAGTAAAATCAATGTTTAAGAAAGCACATGAAGATGCTTCAAAACTAAATGCAGAAATGCAGGCAGACATTGACAGTAAGAAACAAAAGATAGAACTCCTTGAGAGTGAAATAGGTTTCATCTCTGAAACTCAGAAAGAAGCTCAGGAGTTTATGTCAAATCTTGAAAAGTTTATTTAATGAGAACAAATTTAGTTAAGACAAAAGAGCTACCTAAAGTAGTAGAGCCATCTACTACTGATGGTATGCTTGACATGGTGATTGCATTTGATACAACTGGCTCTATGTCAGCTTATATTAATGCAGTTAAGACCCATGTGAAGGAGTTGGTTCCCAAACTATTTAGTTCTAATCCTGATTTAAGGATTGGTATAGTAGCATTTGGTGACTATTGTGATATGAAGAGCAAGGATGACTTTGGTAGGGCTTATCAAGTATTAGACCTTACTGATGATGAAAACAAAATCATTCAGTTTATCAATAAAGCTCAGGATACCTTTGGTGGAGATGGTGATGAATTCTATGAATTGGTCATCAAGAAAATCACTGAGGAAACTGCATGGAGAGAAGGTTCTACTAAGGCAGTATTATTGATTGCTGATGCAGCACCTCACAAGGTAGGTTACAGCTACAAGAATATTGTAAGTAATGCCCAGATTGATTGGAGAGAAGAAGCTGAGAAGGCAAGTAAATTAGGTATCAAATTTGATACTATGACTATTGACCATAGGTATGTTGAATGGTATAAAGAGCTTTCTGCCATGACAAATGGTGTAAGTGTTCCCTTCAAGAATAGTAGCAAAACTTCTCAAGTAATTGAAGCTGCTGCATTAAGTAGAGGTGGAACAAGAACTAAAGATTTATATGAAGCTACTATGGATTCATTTGCAGCTATGGGAGACATAGAAATGAGTATGGTATATACAGCTTATTCAAAAGAAGTAACATATTAAAATCAAGAACAAATGAAAATCAATATTAAAGAAATAGCAGTAGGTGATGTATTCTCAGAAGAATCACATTACATTGTTGAAGAGATTGGTAAAGATACAATCAAATTCAAGCATACAGAGAGTGGAAAGTCAGTGACATTAGGTTATGGTTATGTTCAAGACCTGCTTAATACTTCTGACCAGTATGACAAAGAAGTAAAAGTGACTAAAGAAGATAAGAAAGATGGTACTCCTGGTATAAGGACAATCTTTGAGGGTATCAAATCTTCTGAGGTATTCACTGTTGTGTTCAAAAAGCAGGATAAAGCTAAGACCAAGAAGCAATATGAAGCTGAAAGGGAAGCACAAAGACAAGAGGCTGTAGCTTTGATTGACAAGGCTAAGAAAGCTAAGAAGTCAATGGCTGTGGCTTATAAAGAAGCTCTGGAACACATTCAGAATAACCCTATTAAAGACTTCATTGAAGGAGAAGATAGGGTACTAAGAGGCTACAAGATGCAGTTTGTATCAAGGGATGGTAAGTACAAATGTATGGATATGGATGTTGTAAGAGGTCCAAAAGAAACTGGTGAAAGACTGGTTAATATCAATACAATTAAGCAACTTATCTTCAATGGAGTTAAGTATGTAGTTGAGTAACAGTTAGGGGATCTAAGTCTCCCCTTCCTTATTTTTAAAGAGTTTGGTTTACCTCTCAAAAAGAAAACCCTTAATAACTTGCATATTAAGAAAACAACCTTTATATTTGCACATAAATTTAATTATAAATCTATGACAAGATGAGTAAAAGATGTATCACAACTAATTCTACTATTGAAGAATTGGCTGCTAAATTACAGGGTGAAACTATAGAATCAGTCAAGGGGCTTGTTGAGCTGTGGCAAGACAAGAATAATAAAGACTGGGACACTTATCCTACTGCTTCTGAACTAAATAACTTTAGAGCAGAACTGAGAAAAGGTAAGGATGAAATGGTAGAAGCCTTAGATAAGGCACTCTCACCTTCATTTGAAGCACCAAGGATTTCAAGTGTAGAAGAACAAGCTAAAGTAGATTTGGACTTTGACCCAAGAACAAGAAGAGACAGGGTTAGTCTGATTGCAAGATTCTTTAGCAATGAAATAGATACAGCACTGCAAGAACACAATGATACTCTTAATAAGAGAATTGCTGATGCTGAAAGAGAGGGTGATGTACTTGCTGTCAATGAACTAAAAGAAGAGTTAGCAACTCTTGATAGGTTCAAGATAATCAAGTTATATACACCTGCTGGCTTATTTAGTAGAGTAAGGGATTATTTCAATAACTATATACTTGACTCTGAGGAGAATAGGATACAATCAGAACTAAATACAATCAATAGTATGAAGGGTTCTGAGAGATATAGTGATGAACAGAAGTATGAAGCTGCAAAGAAGAAGGCATTATATAAAACTAATGCTTATCAGAAGGTGGTAGATAACTTCAAACCTTTGGCTGAGGAAGCAAGTACTATACTAATAGCCACTGAGGGGATTAGGATTGACCCTAATTATATTGCCCCTAAAGATGCCAACCTTAATAATGATACTCCTGAGGGAGATAGTGCAGTAGATACACAGGCTGATGATTTTGTGAAAGATGAGGCTTTCAAGGATGGATGGATGACTAATTATAGGGAAGTAAGCTCTCATGAGTCTTTAAGTCAGGAAGTTAGAAAGGTAATCAGAGAGATTCCCCAACTTGACTACAGAGGAAAGTATGATAAGGATGATTTAGGAAATCTTAGATTTCTTGATGCAGACTATGTTCATGCAACCCTTATAGATAAGCTCAGAGATATGATTACATCCGATGATATGTTACCACTTCTGGAGACTCTGGGTAATACCAAGCCTTGGACTAAGCAAATAGTTAAGAAACTACAGGCTGAGCCTAAACTATTCAGTCAGTTCTATCAGGATTTCAGAAAAGACTTCATGCCTTACTGGATTCAGAAGAAGAAACTACAGGCTGATGGTACTTTCAAGATGGAAACTATTGCTATCAATAAGCCTGAGGGTGTCTATTATCTGCTTGATGAATGGAGGGATAACTATGAGAATGGTAATCTTCTTGATGATGATAGTATCTATGATAAGAATGGAGACTTGAATCTTGAGAATGCAGAGAATGGTCTTAAATGGACTGAGGCTCTCAACAACAGATTTACCAATCTTAGTACAGAGCAAAGGTTGGAACTTCTACAAGATGAAAAGATATGGAAGACATTAAATAAGCTCCTTAATATGATTGGTATCAATGCTAATCAAGGTGTATTATTAGATGCTCTGACCAATATAAAGCAATATGAAGGTGGTACTGCAACAGACCCAATTATGTTGCTTCTTCCTCAATTAAACATCATATTCAGTGGTGTAAAGAAAGGTGAGGTTAAATCTGAAACTCTTGAAGATGGAACTGAAAAGAGAGGGGATTTGATTAATACCTTTGGTTCTGCTTACAACAGTATAGCTATGATGCTTGCAGAAGTAACAGAAGATGCCATTGAAAGTAGTGTGAGGGAAAATGATAAGTCATACTATAGCCATATTACTCCTAACTATCTTGGCAAGTTGATTAAACAGCTTAAGAATGTTATGGGTAATGAAGCAAGGTTCAAAGAGTTTATTGAAAATGAATTTGGACAATATGAATGGTTCTATAAGGATGGCAGATGGAGAAATGATTGGATTGAGCAACTGGTAAATAACCCTGAAATGAGAAGAGGATTGAGCCATAAGGTTCTTCTTAACTCAGATAAGGTTGCATATCAGAACTGGGATGATTTGGATTATACCTTAGTATTACTGACAGAATACTTTGGAGACCCAGATAACAGTAAATCTGATGTTCAATGGGCTAATTACCATGTGCCAATTCTTTCAGATAGTCCTTCTGCTGAGTTCATTAGATTCAGGAAGTATGACAATCATAGTATCATTGGAGAAGATGGTGAGTATATGAAGTATGATGATATCATCCTTGATAGAATGGTTGACTTGGTTAATCAAGAGGTAGATAGAATAGCTCTTGTAAACCAAAGGGATGAAGAATATCAGAAGGGTAATCCCAACATTGCTCCTATTGCAAACTATGATATAGTAAGGGAGAAAGATGGTACTATCAAGAGTATTGGTGGTGCTGAGTTTAAGTTCCTTACAGCTCTGAATGATGTAAGATATGACAATGGTGAGACTTTCCTTGACAGGTTCCAGAGAATTCAGAATGAAGGAACTGGTGCTGAATTAAGAGAGTTCATCAGAGAGTCAGTAAGAGAAGCTCTTGACAATGAGTTTGAACAGACTTACAGAGAATGGGCTAAAGCTGGTTTACTTGAAGAACTTCCCAATGGTAAATACAAATATCTGGGAGTAATTGGTGTAAATACTGGTCAAAGTTCCTACAACAGGAATACAGCAACTTCTTTGAACAATGCAAAGAAGGCTCTTGAAGGAATGTGGACTACAGAAATGGATATTCTTTTAAGGGACTACAACAATAATAATCCAGTGGATGATAGAAGGGCAACTACTCTTTTTGAAAGTATTAAGGACTTGTTGAGAGAGAAGATGGTGAGAGGTGAGATTACTGCTAAGGAAGTAGATAGTATCAATAGGAACTTGGTTATTAGAAATAATGCCAAAGCTAAGTTGAGAGAATACTTCTGGAATAGTAAGTTTGCTACATCACAAATCATTGAACTTACTACAACTGACCTTGCTTTCTATAAGAACATAGAGGACTTTCAGAAGAGATATAAGGAAGTTCATGCTCCTGCTCTCAGACTTAATACCAACTCTAAGTATGGTAGAAAGGAAGAGAGAACTATCTATCTAAAGGATGATGAGATTGTATCTTCTGCACTTGATGATATTGCAACTGTACTTGATGAAAGAGTCAAGAAAGGTGAGATGTCAAAGAGAGACAGGGATTTAATCTTGAATAAATTCAGAGAGGTAAATGTGGCAGATGCTCAGGCTTATAGGTCACTAAGTTCTTACAGAGCTATACTTGATATGTCTGGTCAGTGGACAGATGATATGCAGAGAGCCTTTGATAACTTCCAAAGTGGTAAGTGGGATATGGCTGATTTCAATATTATCTGGCAGACTAAGAAACCTTATGTGTACACTCAGGTGAATAATATGAGTGGAGTACAAGGTCATACAGGCATTAAGACACCAGTTCAGCATAAGAACTCAGAGTTCCTTCTTATGGCTATGCACCATTTAGTTGCAGGTCCACTGGGTAAATCAGGTAAACTTGTAGCTATCAATGAATTCATGGAAGAGAATGGTATTGATGTAGTTCAGTTTGAATCAACTACTAAGGTTGGAAAACAAGGTGTGATTAACTTGAATAATGTCAATACTAAGGAAGATGTCAAGGCTGTTCTTAAGAATGCCACTACTCAGGATGGGGTTGAAAACCCTAATGTGGTTCACAAAGTAAGTTATGAAGACTATGGTATTCAGACTGCAACTCCAGAACATGCTATTGATGCAATTCAATTAGTTGGTACTCAGATTAGAAAGTTGATTACAGCAGATATTAGTCCAGATACTATAATTGATGTAAATGGTAAGAAAATGACTAAACAGGAATGGTTAGACTTATATAATGCCATTAACACTGAGAACATTATTCAGGCTTTTGCTGATGTAAATGAAATCTTCAAGGATGCCAAACAAGTTGAGAAGATTCTTCTTGAAGAATTGAGAGGTAACCAAAGATATGGAATTGATATGATTAGGGCTTGTACTCTTAATGAAAAGGGACAATTCAATATTCCATTATTTGACCCTGTACAATCACAAAGAGTACAGACATTGCTGAATAGTATTATCAAGAGTAGGATTACTAAGCAGAAGATTAGAGGAGGAGCACTTATTCAAGTCTCTGACTATGGTCTTACTGATGAATTGAAGATTGTTTTTGAAGGTGAAGGAGAGAACAAGAGAATTAAATATCTCGAAGTTTATATGCCAGCTTACAGTAGGAAGTTCTATGAACCTCTTATGAAGGCAGGTTATCATGAACTGGATATAAATAAGTTACCAGACAGCTTGAGAAAGTTGATTGGTTATAGAGTTCCAACTGAGGACAAATACTCAATGGCTCCTCTTTATATTAAAGGCTTCTTGCCTCAACAAAATGGTTCTGCAATCATGTTACCAGCAGAAATCACTACTCTTAGTGGTTCTGACTTTGATGTGGATAAATTGTATATCATGTTACCTGAGTTTAAGATAACTCCTAAGTATAATAGAAGACAGTTTGTTGATGATTTGGTTGCTCAATTGACACAAGGAAAAGCTGTATCTCCTGAAATGTTGAAGGAGTATAGACAGAGTGTAAACAGAGCCATAGATGAAGGTAGGAAAGCTCCTAAGGGTAGTCAGGAATATAATCTCTGGAAGACATATAAAGCTAACAGAGAGAAGTATAGAGTAGCTTCTGAGGATAAGATTGAGAAGATTGAATATGACTTTAGCAAGTCTCCACAAGAGAATAGTCTTGAAGCCAGAAACAATCTATTGATTGATATGATGTGGGGTGTTCTGACTAATGCTGATACTGCTTCAAAGATACTTAACCCCGGTGGTTTTGATTATCAGAAGAAGTCTGCAAGAATAATTAATATTCTTCAATCAAGTAGAGAGTCTGAACTGAGAAAGGAACTGAATATCCCCGAGAATCAAAGTACTCTTAGCAGGTTAAGTAGTATGGATTTGGAAGAACTTGATAAGTTGGCAAAGAAGTTCAAGAAGAAACTTGACCCTCTTAACCCAAGAACTCAGGTTCAACTTCATCAGCAGAATATGACTGGTGCAGCATTGATTGGTATTTATGCCAACCATAATGCAAACCATGCTTTGATGCAACATACTGAATTAGGTCTTGATACTGAGAATGGTTCTTTCTTACTTAATGGTAAGAGATTGACTTCTCTTCATGGTCTGATGAATGACAATAAGGAGTATATCTCAAGGAATAATGCAGGTTTCCTTGCTGCATCTGTGGATAATGTGAAAGACCCTGTGCTTGCTTCATTGAATCAGAATACATTCACTGCTGATGCCTCAATGCTTTTAAGCAGGCTTGGTTACAATCCTATTGAGATTGGTTTGATTATGTCACAACCAATTGTAATGGATATTACCAATACCTATTTCAGAGAAAGTAGAGAAGGTAAAGGAAAGGACACAATCATTGATGAAGTCATTGAGAACTACAAGAAGAGGGCTGCAATGATGGAAGATGTAACCTATGACAATTATAAATCTAACAAGTTCATGGCAGATGAATTGGCAGACAATATCATTCTCCAGAAGGAAGTAGAGGAATTAGGTGGTAGGAATCAGACATCTGACTACAGAAAGGTTGAGTTCTATAAGAAGCAGGTGGCTGCTGGTTATTTATTTAAGAGAATAATGGGCACAGCAGATGCTTTAGGACAATTGGTTCAAGCTACAAGAGCAGATACTCAAGGTGGTGCAGCAGGTCCTACTATTGCAGATACACAGATTAAGATACAGAAAGTTGATGACTTCCTGACTAATGTAGTGTTAAATGAAAACTCTCCTTTAACTGGTGCAGATGTTATCATGCCTTTCAGTATGAAAGGTATGGATATTGACCAGATAAGAGAGAGGTTATTAAGCTCCCCATTACCTTATTTACAGGCATTCTTTAGTCTTGGTATTGACCAGACACAAGAAATGTTCAGTAGATATTTCCCTCAATTCACTTCTTCATTCAGGGAAGTAATTGATGGTAAAGAGGGATTGAGAGGCTTAAGACAGTACACTAAAACAGGCAAGTTGAATGCAAAGACACTCAATAACATCTACAATGATTTGTTAGCTTATATTATGTCCAAGACATCATTCTTTGGGCAAGAAGCTAACCTCAGAGCAGATGATAAGGTTACAACAGCCAGTGATAAAAGAAGGGATTTTATCAATAATTTCCCTGATTACTTCAACAGAACATTGAGTGAACATCCTGAAATAGCTGAACTTGAATTTGTTAAGAGACTAAGAGTAATAAGGGCTAACCAAAACAATCCCGTAGATACAGTAGTATTTAAGAATGTTGGTCAGTTAAGTCCTACTCTGAGAGAAAGATACATGAGAGACTGGCAATCATTATTATATATGGGACCAGAAGCTCAGGCTTTAGCTCTTAATTTATTCAGATACAGTTATTACAGAAATGGGTTTGCATTTGGACCTTCTACTTTCATTCATTTAGCACCAACTGCTATTAGACAATCCATTCCAGAGTATATTGATACACTGAGAGGATTGTTAGAAAGTGAGGATGATTACAGTCAGTTTATTGACCAGTATATCTACAATCACTTGGATAACAGACAGTTGGTTCCTGAGGTTCCTACAGAGGCTTCCACTCCTTTTACTAATGAACAAGGTGATGCTTTGGACATGGTTAAAATAACTATTGATACTGAATCAAATAGTGGTGATAAGAAGATAATAAGGAAGAGAGAGGGAATAGGAGAGGAAACAACCTATGAATTCTTTGATTACATAGCAAGAAGATACAAGGGAGGTACAATATATTACAGGCTTACACAGGCTGATAATGTACAACCTAATGTAGCTGTGTATGAAAGAATAGACCCACTTGGATTCAAGAACAGTTTCATTGAGTATGAATATGGCAAAGATGTTACTGAAATGAAGTCAGTAATTGATAAGAATGATAGAGACTATACTCCTTATTCAAGGGAGGATATTTCAGCCTTTAATGAAGATTCTAATATTGATTATGACTCCATGCCAGAGTATCTGAACTATGACTTCTCAAGTCTGACTCAAGATATTGCAAGTGAGGCTTTCAGTCAGGTGTATGGTGCTCCACTTGAAGTGAATGAAGGTAAAGCAGATGATATTAATTCTATCAGTCCTAATACTGAGTATGAGGATGCAAACAATGATAAAATCTGTGGTGCAAATACATTATATGAATTATAGATATGGCTAAGAAATGTGCAATAATTCCTCAAGTGAGGAACAGTAAAAATGAGGTAGTAAGCAGCAGGTTATTCAAAGACCTGCTGGCTTATGCCCCTAATAGACAGGAGGCAACAAGAATATACCTCATTACAAAAAGTAGTGACTTTATTACTAATTGGAATCCAAAACTACAAATGGATGAAAATGGTGAACCTACTCTTAGTAGTCTCTTGAAGAAAACTAATCTAAAGAATGTTATTGGTGAACAGAAGATTCTAAGAAATCTTAATGAAGAGATTGGTCATTACCATAAGACAGGCAGAACTAAACTTTATCTGAACAATGATGTGAACTATAGAATGTTAGTCCAAAAGGCTATTCAATTCAATACTCAATCAGAGTTTAGAGAAGACTATGTAGCCAGTGTTGAGAAGGTATGGGATAATGAAAGTAATAGGGTTTACATCAGTCCTTTTGTCAGAGTAAGAAACAAGATGAATAGCATCGAAGCTAATAATATGCAGTATAATGAAAACTTAAACAATAGATTAAGGGAGATATTAGCTGCCAATGGTATTGGAATAGGTGCTCTTACAGACTTGGAACAGAGAAGAGGAGTAGCTGGTGTAACTGACTTTAGTCAAGCCAAAGATGCTGCAACAGGTATAATTGAATTAATTAGACTTGCTGATGGTATTAAAGGTGAAAGAGCATTACCTGAGGAATTTGCTCACTTTGCTATTGAGGCAATGGGTGATAATCCTCTTATTAATAGATTGGTTAATCACTTGGCTAATAATAGCTTGGTAGGTGAAATATTGGGTGATGATTATGCTACTTATGATACCTTATATAAGGGTGATGAATCAAAGTTAGCCAGAGAAGCTGCTGGTAAATTACTTGCTAAACACTTATTACAGTCTGAACCTGTTCCTTCTTCATCTTATAAATCCCTTCTTGAGAGGTTTATTAATGCTGTAAAAAATTTCTTTAGAGGATTAGGGGCTTCACAGTTCCAAAAAGCAATGCTTGAAGCAGAGAGTAGCTTTAGTAAACTGGCTGGTGATATTCTCACTGGACAGATGGATGAAGCTATCAGTGTTGAGAACATCAGTACTTCTGAGGCTTTCTATTCCACTACTGAAAGAGTGGATAGAGATAAAACTCTCTTGAAGAAGATTATAGATAATGAATTGAAGAGGCTTAAGATTTATGAAAAGAGAAATCCTAACAGTCAATTTAGTGCCAATCAGAGGTTATTAATAGACAGGTTAGAACTTGAATTAGCTGATAATAGTGAGATTGAAGGTATCTACATGTTCCTTGATAATGCACTTGAAGAACTAAGGAAAGTTAGTAGTAGACTTGAGGTACTAAGAAATACTCCTGCAACCAATCTTAATGAAAGGGCTGGAGTACTTAGAGACATCAGGAACTATATGTACAGTTATAAGAGGATAGCTGATTCAGTAAGAGAGGCTCTTAGAGAGGAAGAGAAGTCCACAGACAATAGATATGGTCAAAGAGTAAGGGTTGCATTAGATAATGTCACTACAATGCTTAATGACCTTGCAGTGGACTACAATACAATCTCTATGCCTTTATTTGTTGATTTCATCAAACCCTTTGTAGGAGATAACCTTGTGGTTCCCTTTGGAAAGTACAAAGGAAAGACCCTTAATGCAGAAGAGTTGGTTAAAGTAGCTGATGAAGACATTTCTTTCTTTGACAGATGGCTGGATAGTATGGCAGACAGCTCTGATTATATGTTGAAGATTATGGACCAAGCTGTTAAAAAGAGCAAGGAACAAGCCAGATTGAAGACTATTGATATTCAGAAGGAACTGCAAGCTGCCACTATTAAACTTGAACAGGCTGGTGTGAAAGACACTGAGTGGATGTTTGAGAGAGATAGTAAAGGTAATCTGAGTGGTAATTACATCAGTGAAATAAATCATGCTCTATTCAGAGAGAGAATGAGGACCATGTTCCAGAGTCTCAATGAAAAGTATGGCAGAAATCCTGTAGGAGAGAATGCTGATAAATACAATGAAGAGAGACAGAACTGGTTCAATGCCAATATGGAGACTGTAGATGGAGTTAGACAACCTAAGAAATCCATTTATGAAAGTATGGAATTCAGAAGGCTTAATAAAGCCCAGAGGGAGTATTATACTACTGTAATGGATATTAAGGCTAAACTTGATGCTCTACTTCCTGATAAATATACAAAGTTGAACAGTGCTGTAAAGATTAGGAAAGACTTGGTTGAGAGGGTTAAAAGCTCTGAAAGTGTGAAGTCTGGTGCTCAACAGGTTTGGGAAAGTATCAAGGATAATTTCATTAGGAGAACTGATGATACAGACTTTGGAGACAAGGCAACTGTAAAAGACTTTGAGGATAGAGAGGTACAAATGTTACCTATCTACTTTACAAAGCTCAAGAATGGAGAAAGTGCTAATGACTTATCTACTGATATAGTAGGCACTATGACTGCTTATGCAGCAATGGCTAATGACTTTGATGAAATGAATAAGGTCATTGATGTTCTTGAGGTAGGTAGAGATATGTTGAGAGAAAGACAGGTTACTCAAACTTCTGGTGGTAAACCAATGGTTGAGAAATTTAAGGCAGTAGGTAGAAAGGTTGAGAGTAAATTAACCAAGACAGGAGATAAGTCAAGGTTTATGGAAAGACTAAATGACTTCTTTGAGATGCAGGTATATGGAAGATATATGGCAGATGAAGGTACATTTGGTAAGACTAATATTGATAAGGGTAAGGTTGCTAACTTTATTAATAGAATGACCTCAATGAATAATCTTGCTTTAAATGTGTTATCTGGTGTTTCCAATGTGGCTACTGGTAAGGTGATGATGAGAATTGAATCTATGTCTGGAGAGTTCTTCAATGAAAAGAACACACTAAAGGCTGATAGAAACTATGGTAAGGAACTTCCATCATTCTTAGCTCAGTTAGGTGATAGAGTAAAGACCAATAAGTTAGCTTTATGGGATGAACTATTCAATGTAATGCAGGAATATGAACAGGATACAAGAGAAGTCAACTTTGATAGGAAGACTTGGTTCAGTAGAATGTTTGGAACATCGGCACTCTTCTTTATGAATAATGCTGGTGAACACTGGATGCAGAATAGAACTTCATTAGCACTTGCTGATGCTTATAAAATGAAGGCTCCTAATGGCAAGTTAGTAAGTCTGTGGGATGCTTTTGAAGTTGTACCATTAGACAGTAGTAACAAGAAGTTAGGTGCTAAATTACAGCTAAAACAAGGCTATACTAAGGCTGATGGTTCAGCTTTCACACAAGAAGATATAATCAAGTTCAGTAGAAAGAGTGCAGCTATTAATCAAAGAATGCACGGTATTTACAATAAAGCTGATAGAAGTGCAGTACAAAGGTTGGCTATTGGTAGATTGGGTATTATGTTCAGGAAATGGATAAAACCCTCTCTCAATAGGAGGTTTAAATCAGCTACATATAACTATGACCTTGAGGCATGGACAGAAGGTTATTATCTTACTACTGGCAGGTTTATGAATGCCCTATTCCAAGACCTTAGAAAAGCTCAGTTTGATATTGCAAGTAAGTGGAATGAAATGACTCCCACAGAACAGGCAAATGTCAAGAGAGCATTGACTGAGGTAGCCCATTTCCTTGCAGTAGCAGCAGCTATTGGATTGATAGAATGGAGTGATGATAAGGATAGACCTTGGTTAGTTAAGATGGTTGAGTATCAGTTGAGAAGGTTATACACTGAATTAGGTGCTCTTACTCCTACTCCAGAGATGGTTGGTGAAGGTTTGAGGATATTAAAGTCTCCTGCTGCTGGTGTAAATACAGTAGAAAAGACTCTTAATCTAATCAATCTTATGAACCCAATGAACTATGAAACATTCAATGGAGAAGATGCAATACTTAAGTCTGGACCTTATAAAGATAAGTCTAAAGCTCAACAGAGCTTACTTAAATCTCCTCTTGCTCCTATGTATAATACAGTTCTAAGAGGTATCTTTATTGAAGACCAAATACCATTCTTTAAGCAATAGGCTTAAAAGAAGAAAGGGGAAGTAGATTATTCTACCTCCCCTTTTTATTTACACCTTAATAAAAAATTTAAACCTCATGTTTGAAGCTATGAACATCTAATAGCTTGTTCTCTTTCCTCTTGTGAGATAGAGTTCCACATTTCTTCTGTCCATCCTTTCTTTTCAAGTGCTTCCCTTGTCTCAGTCTCAATACTACTGAAATCCATTGAGGATTGTACCCCCTCCTGATTTCTCATCTCTTGAAGAGATGGTACTTTATAGGTTATGTTAGAGTAATGTCCTTCATTAATATTCCTGTAATATTCAGTTAGAGAAGGTCTTAGATTGTTCCAATTAGTTACCTTAGCAAACAATTCCTTGAAGAAATTTATTATCTTAGTACCTAAAGATTGAGTATCTTTGGTCATTACATACTCTCTGAAACCTTCTGCCATTCTTTCTTCAAGTTCTGAGTTGCTCAATTCACCATAAGTTCTCTTGGCTTCTTTAAGTAATTCTTCTCTTAATTCAGGCTCTGTGAGTAAATGGAATACTGCATGAAATGCTTCATGGTATATAGTTCCCTCAGCAGCTATATCACTTAAAGTAATGATACCATCACTAAATTGACCCCATGCTAATGCACCAGTCTTGGCTACTCTGATAAGACCATTAGTAACTACTACTCTTTCACTCTCACTTAGTTGAGGTAGAACCTTATTTAACCAAGCTAACTCCTTATCTTTATCCCATATAGGTCTTGATAAGTCATCAACTTGTCTTAATTCAAACTCTACATCAAACTCTTCATCAGTCTGATTAATAGCTTGCTCTTTAGCTACTGTAGCCTGAGCACCACTTGCATCTGACTGATTAATAGTGGCAGGAATAATAGGCTTCTCAATCTTGACTGGTTCAGTGGAAGGATTATAGATAATGGTCTTTTCTTGAGACATATCTATAACTCTCTTAGGATTACCCTCAAGAGCTTTCTTTATACTGGCTTTAGCCTCACTCTCACTATATGAAGTATTAGCTCCTTTCACCATTGGGAATGTAACCCCATTAGGAAATACTGCCAAGAAATCATTAGATGCAACATGTGCAGGTTGGTCTCCAAAGCCTTTAGTGATATTAGGAACCTTAGTAATATATACCTCAACTCCATTCACTTTTCCAATAGGACTTAGATAACCTGTATGTAACTTTCCATCTCTTAAGAAGTAACCTACCTTACTATCAGCTAATGTAAATTCAGGTAATACATCATTTATAGGACTCTGTGTTTCAAGTGTACTATTGAAGATAGGTAAAGAGCTATTAGTATTGCTCACTTCTGGAGTGGCTACACTACCAACTAAAGGAACATTCACAGATGAATCATAGTTAAGAAGAATACCCTTCTCCTTAGTTACTCTACTAACATTCTCCTTGTTGTACTCAAGTACAAAGGGTAATATAGCTAAAGTAGTGATAGGAGTATGATACTGAGACTCAAATAAGTTCTTGTAAGCACTTAATTGTTTAGTATAATATTGCTCCTGACTCATTGTTTGGGTATTAGATTTATTCTTGAAATAATTAACCTTTCTACCATTCCTATCAACAAAGTCATAGAAGCTATATCTACTTGTCTTAACATCATATATCTTGAAGTTTCCATTAGCATCTATAGAGAGAATATCAACCTCACCAGCTACTCTATTTCCATTCTCATACTTATTGAAGAGCACTATATTATTAGTAAGGAATGTTTCACCCCTTGCTTCAATATTACTTTTAATTTCAGTAAGAGAAATAACCAAATCATTGAATGCCTGTTCAGACATATTACTTGGTTTAACTGGCATTTCATTTGATGTGAAGAAGTTTCTGATTATACTATCTACAGAAGTGCCTGCTTCTAATGCTCTTTGTGAATTAGTTCCTGACATCTTATCTCTTACTATATTCACAATAGTATCTCTACTTCTTGCATCAATCTTACCCTCAAATGCTGAAAGGTCTACACCATAATGGTTACTTAAGTTCTTAAGATAGTTATTGAACTGTACTATATTATCTGCATTCTTTGAGAGATTAACTCTTAAATCCTGTAGAGCTTTAGCCTGCTTAGGAGACTGGGTCCAATTACTTCCTAATACTGAATGTACCCTCTTATATTCATGGTACTCACCATCATCTTCAAGAATATAATAGAATTCTCCATCAGTTCTTGTCTTATCAACCTTAGACTGGTTCTCTGCAATCTGGTCTATAACCTTCTTAGAGTCAGCTACAGTCTTTTTTCTATCAGCTAATTTCTGTTTGAATTTATCTGATGCAGCACCAGTTACATACTGACCTGTATTTCTGTTCAGAACCTTACCATTAGGAAGAAGAGTGATACCCCCCATCATCATGGAACCATTCTGAGCATCTCCATAGTTTTCTTGTATATAAGCCATATCAAGGATAGACTCTGGGAAAGAGTTAAGAGTTCTACCATTATTATCCCTTACAGTATTTGAAGTCAAATCTACATGGTATGTAGTATTATCAAATGAAACTGTAGTTCCTGCAATAGCTCCCTCTGTACCTCCTACAGGGGTTTGTATCTTTCTACCTTCCTCAGGCTTGACTGATGCAGGATTTAGAGCTTGTTGGAGATTACCTTGTATATCAAAATAATCAGTTGTAAACCAACTACTCTTTACACTGGCATCTACTATATTGGATGTCATTACTCCAGAAGAGAGTAACATGTTATTGTAGCCTCCCTTATTAAGCATACCTAAATTCACCTGTAATGGAAGGTTGAATGCCATTAAAATGTTTTGTATTTCACTGGCTACTTCCTGTGAATCCCTTGTATCAGGTTGGGTTTTAACACCCTCTCCACCTAATTCATAGAGAACATTAGGGTCCCATCTTTCAGTTAAGAATACAGTTCTTGCATCTTCTCTTCTGACTCTCTTACCATCTACTTCATCATAGATTTCATTCTTATTGGCATCTCTCTGAACCTTAGTAAACCTGATACCATTACCATTCTTACCTTGAACAAAGTCAATATGAACATCACCAATGTATAGGCTTCTTGCCAAGTCTTTTACTGCATTACTAACATCTTCCTCTGTAAAAGCATTAGCTAAAGCATCAATAGACTTCCTTATATTCTTATACAAAGGAGTGGAGTTGATAGTAACATCTTCTGGATTATATTCACTTTCATTAAAGTGCTTAACCCTTACAGCAGCAGGACTATATTTACCAGCAGCATTAGGAATCAGTATGTACATTCTACCTTCCTTTTGGCTCATATCCATTGGCTTGATGATTAAATCATCACTGATTCTACCATTAGTAGATAGGATACCATTCTTTACAATACCAAAGATGGATTCCTTAGATACATTAGGAATATCTCCCATGTTTCTTTCTTCTGTACTATAAGGTATTCTACCAACCATCACCTGAGATACTCTTGTAGTAGGAGTAGCTATGAACTTCTTATCCTTTCCAGTCTGATTGAACTCAGTTTTCACTCTTTCAATAAGACCTGACAATCCTTCATACCTATCAACTACATACTGACTTTCATCCAAGGAACCAACTATCTGGTTATTCCTCTTATCTATAATAAAGATTGTATGGTCATTAAATTCAGGGTCAATCATGAAGCCAAGTTCATCACCTGCCTTTAGATTACCTTCATTTACATAACTGAAAGCTCTATTATCTCTAAGATAGTTATAAAGTTCATCAAAGTTCAAGTTCTCTTTCTCTGCAACTACTACATTGAAAGGTCTGAAATCTCCATCCTTACTTGCATTGATATGCAATTCAGGAATAGTAGGTCTATAATATTGCCTTTTACCATTTGCATCCTTATCTAAAGATTGAGGAGTGGGAGCATTTTCATTGGCTTTCTTATTTTCCTCTGCTACCATTTGAGGAGTAATATTACCCACAGGAGGCTCATAAGTATTAACTGGTCCACTATTAACTGGAGGTACAGTAGGAGTACCACTATCTCCAGTCACATCTTTCTCAGTTGTTCCTTTAGTTCCTTCTGTTCTATCAACTGGTTTCAAATATTCAGCAGGGAATCTTGCTTTAAACCTTTGGTCATTATTTACTGCACTCATTGCAGACAGAAGACCATATTGAGCCTCAGCAAAATTCATCATATTCACATCATCTGGAAGATTTTCATCA